CATTGTCTATGAAACTCACACCAGAAATCGTAATTAAGATATTTCGACGAATCAGCGATGAAGATGTTGAATTTATGGGTTTCAGTCCTGTATTTTCTAGACCAGACTGGATGGTTTGTCAAGTTCTAGCAATTCCGCCACCAGCAGTTCGTCCATCTGTTAAAATGGATGGTTCACAGAGAAGCGAGGATGATATTACGCATATCATAGTCAATATTATTAAGGCGAATACAACATTGATGGAAAAGATGAATGAAGGGGCGCCGGCAAATGTGATTGACGGGTGGCATATGATGCTCCAGTATTATGTTGCAACTCAAGTGAACAATAATATTCCAGGATGTGCACCTGTTGCACAAAGATCAGGAAGACCCCTAAAATCGATCCAAGAACGCCTTAACGGTAAAACTGGTCGTGTTAGAGGAAACTTGATGGGAAAGCGTGTTGATTTCTCGGCGCGTTCGGTTATCACGCCAGATCCAAATCTTTCCATTCGAGAATTGGGTATTCCCCTTAAAATTGCTAAAAATATCACAAAGCCGGTTGTTGTGAATGACCGCAATAAAAAATTCTTGCTTCGTCTGGTTCGTGCTGGACCAGATGAGTTTCCTGGTGCTAAAATCCTAGAAAGAAGAACCGGAGAATCAATTTCGCTTCGGTATGCGGACCGCGCAAACATTATGCTGAATAATGGTGATGTCGTACATAGACATATGATGGATGGAGACGCGATTTTATTCAATCGTCAACCGACATTGCATCGTATGAGTATGATGTGTCATATCGCACGGATTATGTATCAAGGAGATACGTTTCGTATGAATGTTGGCTGTACCAAACCATATAATGCAGACTTCGATGGAGATGAGATGAATCTTCATATGCCGCAAGATGACGAATCAGAGATTGAGTTGCGTCACTTAGCGGCGGTTCCATACCAATTAATTAGTCCTGCGAATAACAATTCGATTATTGGTGTTTTTCAGGACTCACTTATTGGATCTTATTTGTTCACCCGGGAAAATATTAATTTTACGCCCAGAGAAGCAATGAATTTATTAGCTGCATATCCGCGTGTGAACGAAACACTATTTGCAAGCGGAGAAAATATTAGTAACTTCGACGTATTATCTCAAATTTTGCCGCCACTAACACTTAAATATAAGAAAAAGGCATTCGGAGAGAAGAATCCTAACGAAGACTATGCGACGTCTAATAATGTAGTCGAAATCAGAAACGGGAGAATGATTCGCGGTCAAATAGACAAGAGTGTTTTAGGTGGTGGTGGCGTAGGATTGATTCAGCGTGTATGCAATGATTTTGGAAATATCGCTGCTGCTGATTTCATTGACGGGCTTCAAAATATTATTACTGAATATATGAAGTCTCACGCATATAGCGTTGGTATTAGTGATCTTATTGCGAATAAGGCTACAAATACTCAAATCGTTGATGTGATCACAAAGAAGAAAACCGATGTGAAGAATCTTATCGATCAGGTTCATCTAGGAATATTTGAAAATAAAACAGGAAGGACAAATGAGGCAGAATTCGAAGCGAGGGTGTCGAATATTCTCAATTCAGCAACTTCAGATGCCGGTAAAAAGGGTATGAATAGTCTAAACTCTACGAACCGTTTTGTCGGATTAGTGATGTCTGGTTCGAAAGGTTCTGATTTGAATATTTCTCAGATGATTTCGTGTTTAGGACAACAGGCGATTGAAGGGAAACGTATCTCATACGGGTTTGATAGTCGAACACTGCCCCATTTCAATAAGTTTGATGACGGACCACTCGCACGTGGATTTATTGAAAGTTCGTTTATTTCTGGATTATCGCCGGAGGAACTGTTCTTTCACGCAATGGGTGGTCGTATTGGTTTGATTGATACCGCCGTTAAGTCTGTTACATGGGAGACACCGATCGTTGTTGTTGAAAATGAAATACCAAAGTATGTTAAGATTGGTGAGTGGATTGATAGTCACTTAGACGGTGAAAGTGTATCTAGAATTCAGTATATGGAAGAACAAAATATGGAATATCTTGAATTGTTGCATCCAGTTAAAATAGTAACGATGGATTATAATGGAAATATAACATGGGAAACAATCTCTGCAGTCACGCGTCATGATCCTGGAGAGAAATTGTTTCAAATTAAAACCAAAGCAGGCAGATATGTTACTGTAACCGCAAATCAATCGCTTCTTATTTGGAACGATGAATTAAAACAATTTCGCGAGAAATTTACTGAAGAAGTCAAACTTGGCGATTTTGTTCCGGTTGCAAAGAATGTTTGTGAGTATGATGATAAATCCAGAATCACCGAAATAGATATGGAAAAATATTTACCTAAAAATAAATACGTGTATGGTTCTGAACTGCATACAGCTGTTGGATTAATGAATGATGCGATGGTTGATGGTAAAATTCAAATACCAAGAAACTGGTGGAATGAAAATAATAACAATACATTTGTATTACCATATCCGTCAAAAGCGCGCCTTCAAAGGGCAGTTGTTCGTTCAAAAATAGAAAATATATCACCTAACGGTGTGTATTCGTATAATGGAACCCGACAACACGCAAGCATTCCGGAACAGTTTGAACTGAATTTTGAAAATGGTATCTTTATCGGTTTGTTTATTGCAGAAGGAAATATTCACAATTCACACATTTATATAACAAATAATGACGAAACTATTCGGTCATTTGTCAAAATGTGGTTTTCCAAGTTCAATATAAAATATAAGGAAACTACTAGAGTTAATAAGATGGGGGGAGTCACTACAACAGTTATCGGTAATTCTTGTATTATGTCTGATTTTATAACAAAATTAGTTGGACAAGGAGCGGATAGCAAGCATATCCCAAATGAAGCGTATATTTCGAAAATGGATTTTGTACGTGGTTTGCTTAGCGGTTACATTTCAGGCGATGGATATATTTCACCTAACTCAATTAATTCGTCTTCGTGCTCCAAAAGATTAACCGAAGATATCGCATTTCTATGTTCAAGAATGGGTGTTTGTGTAAAAATGTCGACATCTCAAATGAAGAAAAATAATATCGGAACAAAAAACATCAAACCTGCATATAGACTATCGATCCGATCAACAAATGGAAAACATTTTTCCGACCAAGTTGATCTTCTTCACCCTGAAAAAAATCGTAAAATGAAATCTATTGTATGGACGAATAAAATGGATAAAGTTGTCGTTCTAAATGACGTTATTTTAGACGAAATCATTTCAATCGAAAAAGTTGATCCTGCTCTTCATCACAAGATGTATGATCTTACAATTCCTAAAACACTAAATTTCGGTTTAGCGAATGGTCTTCAGGTGCGTGACACGTCGCAAACCGGTTATATTCAGCGACGACTTATTAAGGGTATGGAGGATCTCAAAGTTGAGTATGATATGACTGTACGAAATGGAAAACAGCGTATTATTCAGTTTACATATGGTGATGATGGGATTGATACGATCAAGGTTGAAAACCAAACACTACCTCTTGTAGCAATGAGTCTCGATGAAATTTATGCTCACTTTCATATGCCTATGGATAATTCAAGTGAACAGAACTCGGTGACTGCATTTACGAAGACCGCGTATGCGAAGATGAAGAAAGAGAACGCATTGACTATGAAAAAAATACGTGATCTCATTGACTATATGATTGAAATGCGTGATCTTATTATCGAGCGCGTATTCGGAAATTTAGATAACAAAAACGTACAGATGCCGGTGTCTTTTACTCATATTATAAATAATGTTCAAGCACAACAGCAAATTAATCAAAATTCTATGGTAGATATCACCCCAAATGAAGCAATGGATATGATTGCAGATGCATACCGTCAGTTGGAACATCTGCACTATTCACCACCAACCCAGTTATTCAAGGTAATGTATTATTTCTACCTCTCACCGAAAGAACTTCTTCTGATCAAGAGATTCAATCGAAGTGCTCTCACAATATTATTGAATATGATTATTTTGCAATATAAAAAATCGATTGTTTCGCCGGGTGAAATGGTTGGTATGGTATCGGCGCAGAGTATTGGAGAACCAACCACGCAACTTACGCTGAACACGTTCCATTCTGCTGGTATCGCGTCAAAATCAAATGCAACTCGCGGTGTTCCGCGCATCGAAGAGATTCTGTCTTTGTCTGAAAATCCGAAAAATCCGTCAGTAACTGTATACTTTAAAGAGGATGACGAATCAACACCAGAAAGGGTGCAAGAATTTATCCCGCTAATTGAGCATACGAAGATGTCGGAAGTTGTCGAATCTGTCGAAGTGTGCTTTGATCCTGATGATTTGAATACATTGATTGAGGAGGATCGCTCAGTAATGACCCAGTATCAAGAGTTTGAGAAATTGATCGATGAATGTGTGCGAGATGCGGAGCTTGTAGCATCGGGTGGAAGTGTAGGTGGCGGCGGTGAAGCAGCGGCAGCAGAATCGATCAGTAATACAAATGGAAACAAATCAAAGTGGATTATTCGTATCAAGATGGATTCGGAAGCGATGTTAGACAAGAAACTAACTATGGATGATATTCACTTTGCGATTAAGAATAGTTATGGAAGTGAAGTATCTTGTGCGTTTTCTGACTACAACGATGATAATCTGATATTTCGTTTGAGGATGGAGAATATCACAAACGCGAAAAAGACGAACAAGATGAATCCGCTTGACCAATCTGACCATATTTATATGATAAAGACGTTTCAAGACCAGTTGATGAATAATATCGTTCTTCGTGGAATTAAAGGAATTCGTAAAGTAACACTTCGAACCATTAAGAATACGCTTAAAAAGACGGAAGGTGTGTATACCAAAAAAGAGAGTTGGGTATTGGACACAACCGGAACCAATTTACTCCACGTGTTAGGTCTTGATTATATCGACGCAAAACGAACAGTTAGCAATGATATTCAAGAAGTATATCGTGTCTTTGGTATTGAAGCAGCACGCCAGGCAATCTATAATGAACTCGCTGAAGTGTTTGATGATTCACCTATTAATTACCATCACGTATCATTGCTGTGCGACAGAATGACTGTATCATCATCAATGATTTCAATATTTCGACACGGCATTAACAGTGATGATATTGGTCCGATTGCTAAGGCGTCGTTTGAAGAGACACCAGAAATGTTCCTCAAGGCAGCACGACACGCTGAATTAGACCCGATGCGCGGTATCTCGGCGAATGTTATGTGTGGACAAGAAGGATATTACGGCACGAGCGCGTTTCAGGTGATGATAAATATGGATGAAATGATGAAGTATGATTCAGTAGAGTATAAACATACAGATGATAATGAAGATATAGAAGAAGCGTTTAAAGCCAATGCATCAGTTGGTCTTGAGACCGATAAGTGTGGAATTCCGAAATTGGCTATTCAATCGTGCGTAGACAACGTCAAGAAAGTTCGTCTTGGAAAAATGGATGATGACTATGATATTGGATTTTGAAAGAATATATCTGATGTAGTGTAGTATCATTCCTATATGTGTATAAAATAAAGCCAATATGTCGCGATTATTGGCTTTATTATTTCCTATATACGTCTTCGTGATGTATCATTTTTTATCGTTTATTTTTAGTTTTTACTAGATCCCCAACCAATTCAATAAAAAATAAATACCACCGACGATAATAGCAAACAAAATCAGTTTAAAAAAACTGAAAATATCCAAAAAAGTATCAAACACTGCCGATCCATCTTTTACTTTATATGTGGTTGTGTATTTTATATAATCTTTACTTGCCCAATTACGTCCTTTTGTTGGTCTAACTCTCCAACGATGATCATATTCTATTTTATCTTTAGCCATTCTCAGCAGTAATATATACTATTATAATAAATAAATAACATATATTCAAATCAGGTTATGCTTTATCGCTTCCTAGCAATTTAAAAACACACCGTCACAACGAAATACTACTACAAATATATTTCATTCATATGAAATCATAAAATCCGGCACCAATTAGACCATTGGCGCCGCTTGACCTCATCCACCACTCTGCATCACTCGCCTAGAATTTCTACGACTACGCGACATATTCTTGTATGTTTTACGGTTTTTCAATCCTTTGTAGGATCGTGAATGATTCTTCGCACGTTTTGAACCACCACCTGAACGTTTATATTGCGGCATATATGAATATTGTCGAATGAATTTCGTTAATTAGATTATACTATACACATAGAAAATAAGCATTTCAATTATTATACTCACAAAAAATGCTCGTTGCGGGGCTCGAACCCGCGACCTTGGGCTCATAAGACCCACGCTCTGACCAACTGAGCTAAACGAGCAAAGAATAGAAGAAGTATACACCTCCTCGATATATCATCAGTAATTCTGTTTAAGTTATTTTGTGCATATCAAAAATAGACAGCATATTTAAATGATAAAATATAAATATGTTGAATACCGACAACCCGTTTCGATCGAGTGACCTCGGAGTTATGAGCCCCGCGCGCTGCCTCTGCGCCATGTCGGTGAAATTCACATCATTCGATTCTTTTTTGTTGCATTGAACAATAACAATAATTATGATAATCGTTACTCAGCGTACCATTACTAAAGATATATACTTTGCATATAATCATAATAACAGTAAGTAAATAAGCAACGAAGGAACCTATTGTACAATACAACAAACAAATCAATAATGTGGAGAGAAAATGATGATTTCACATTCTCATAGTATACAAATAAAATATATTTAAGTCCTTTTATAACAATTATTACGAATTGTTCCTAAATATCCGAATTATTCCTAAATATCCGAATTATTCCTGCATATTTATTCATTTTTAATTATTCAATATTTATTGAATTTCATCATCCAAAGCCCTCTTTTTTTTAAAACAACCAAACAATTTCCTAAATACGTCATACCATTTTTTTGACGCCAACGGACAAACTTCGATTTTTACTAATTTAAAACTCGTATCCAATAATCCAATCGCCATTTTTTCTTCATTACCTTCTAACGTAAGACAGAATACCGACTTTAATATAAAGTGCAGTAACAACATAACGTGTTCTTTCGATATTTTAAATTTATATATCTCACCATCGTTTATCTTATTGAATGCGTTAATAATAAAATATACGAGCTCTATGAATTGATGTGCGTCGTTAATATCTATTTTTCCGTCTTCCATAATTTTTTTAAATGATACATCCAATATATAGTTCAGTTTATCGCGGATTCCTTCCACACATACGTATCTTTTTATATTATCCAGTTCACTTTTTGTTAGATCATCCTTGAAATCCTCAAATTGTTTCTCTATCTCACCGATTGCGAGTGATGGATTTTCTAATATTGGATCTAATTTTGATCTAAGAGGTGGAATTGTGAAAATCAAATTAAATGCTATATCTTTCACGAAATTGAATAATGACGCCTTTACTTGTTTTATATGTTCGTCATCTTCATCATAATCAACGCGTGTGTCCTTTAATTCTTCTTCGTTTATTATCTTTGGTTTACGCAGTTTTGGATGTTTGATATTTTCGTGTTTTTTTGAATGAGTTTTACTACTAGAATGTACCTTAACATTCGTTGTAGTCAAATTGCTAGTTATCGCATTATTTCCTGTTAATTGTAGAGCGGAATTCATTGTATTCGTTGTTGCTTTTATCTGATTTGGTTGTTTAGTTGTTGTAGATAAAACGTTACTGGTTACGGATTTATATGATGAATTATCTGTTTTGATCTGCGACATTGGTGTATTCATTTGTTCTTGAAATATTGGTACTATTTGGTTTTCAATTTTACTATTATTTGCGATAATATTATTTTCAATTGCAGATGGGGGTAAAAATAACTGGGGCATTTCTAGCACCTCCATTTTAACACTGTTGTTAGAACTATGCGAAATGCTATTTCTTCCACTGTTATGCACACTATGCGGTGCGCTATGCGGTGCGCTATGCGGAGCACTATGCGGTGCGCTATGCGGTGCGCTATGCGGTGCACTATGCGGAGCACTATGCGGAGCACTATGCGGTGCGCTATGCGGTGCGCTATGCGGAGCACTATGCGGTGCGCTATGCGGAGCACTATGCGGAGCACTATGCGGAGCACTATGCGGTGCGCTATGCGGGGTTACTTGATACAAATTTGATTCCGGTATTTCGATATTAAAGACTTCCGGTATATCAAAGACATCATTAATCATAGGAGTTTCAGTAGTGTCTAATTCGAGAGATCGTGTACCATTACTATCATCTTCATATGTATGAATTATCCCATTGTGAAATCGAACAGAATCGGCAGTTATTGTATGAATTGAAGACATAAAATATAATTTTATATTATCAATATATTTTTTTGTTTATTTATCACTGGTTTATTTATCACTGATTCGCATTGATTTAATTGCCTTCTTCAGCCTCATCACTACCTTCACCGGATTCGCCTTCTAGTACTTCTTTTTGAGAATTAGCCGCTTCCGCAGTACTTATAACGAAATCTGTTTGTTTTTTAACAGATGATTTGAATGTTTGTATGTATCTCTCGATAGTTAAAGGATCATCCGCATCAATCTCTCGAATTATATTTTCCTTTAAGATCGGAGATATTGTATCTAACGGCATTCTAAATAGCGACACTTCTCCATTTATTTTCATTTCAAATAATCCATATCGAGAGATTGTTCCTTCACTAACACTCCAAGGATGAATGAAAAAGTATGACTCAATAGAATGATCTCCGTAAAGAACAAGTAGCTTTTTACCATTTTCAATAAGTTTTGTCGTAGCTAATAATACGATTGGGATTTTAAAATATCTAGCTAGTATCCATAAGTCCACATTTGTTAAACAGTAGTACTCACTCTGCAAAATAGTTGAAAACGTTGCCTTTCCTTCTTGAATAATATTCGCCAAATATCTCATACCATACCTTTTTAATATCATTATCAGGTTCTTATTTGTATTCGGCGTATTTCCAAACTTTTCGTATTCTTCAACCAGTATTTTCTTTATCTCAGTTATATTAATATTGGACAATCTCTCTACGTGTTGATGTCTGCAATTATCACAAACAAAATAATCACACTTTCGACAAGCAAATTCCATTTCTCCTAGACCTATAGTAGAACGGCATTTTTCACATTCTACACTTTCCGTATTCAATCCGGCAACTGCCGCACCACCTGGAGCCACATCAGCAATATGTTCCTCTGGGTTAATACCTCTCGGCTTTCGTTTTGCACGATTACACGTGTGTCCACTCGGACATTTTGATGCAGTCTGTGCGACAATTCGAAGTATTGTTAGTATAACATCAAACGAATAGTGGCTTATTGTTGAGATATCCTTCAGTGATACATTAAAATTTGACTGAAATTTTGGTAGTATAATCTCGTTTGTTTCTTTAATAAAAAAATCGCCTTTAAAATTCGATGGAATTTTTCGTGTTCCTAATACGTTCGAAGCGAACGACGCTGTATACGTAAGAATATGATTTATTTCACCCTTAAATACCGGTTCAAATTGACTCATATCTTGTCTCACACTTACCTCTTCGCCACCTTGTCCCTGTGCATCATTAATCTTGCCTTTATTACCTTTGTTATATTTATATTCTAGTTCATTTTGTTTTTTATATAATTCAACATATTCCTTTCTATACAAATTATCATATGCTTGGACAACTGCTCCATCATTTTGATTTGGATTCACCGTGTAAAAACTCGTATTTTTCGCATAATGATTTGAATCAATTTCAATTAAATTCTCAAAATATTGTTGCGTTATTAATGATTCTAACAGAATAATCTCATTATCAAATAAATTATACTTTGTTTCTTCAAAGGTTAAATACTTGGTAGGTTCAAATATGAACAACTTAACACGTTCATACCTTATCATCTCATCACTTAGTTTACCGTAATACGCGATTTCATTATCGATCGAACGATGCATTAAATTCCTTTTCGGAATACGTAATTTGCATAATCCACCCTGTTCCCTTAAACAATATGTTTTATTCTCACACGATGCCGTATCATTATTATTACATCCAGAAATAAAGCCAATTTTTTTCAAAACATCTTTCGGATACTTAACAAATCCAATATATTTTACGAGAATTCGTTTCAGTAATTCTACAATTCGCGTCAACTTATTTGTATAAACTATAAACGCAGAATTCAATATTTTCTCGATTTCGTCTTTTATTGCTTTATTCTCTGGCTTATTTAACATAATCCTCGCAGTATTTCGAAAGACGTTATAAAAATTCGTCTCTAATCTAACATTTCTCACATACTTCTCTCGACTTTCATCCATAATCGGCGCGGTTTTAGTCATTATAATATTATCGGCAAGTAACTGATTTCCTTCTGTTACTGTATCCAACCCATCATCGTAATCAACTAGAGTATCATCAACTTTTACTTGTACGAATTGATTTGTCTCCGTAATTATACCAACGATATGATTATCTTCTACTACTTTTACTTTTGGACGACAATTCAAATCTTGACCAGTATTCAATTTTACGTGATCTGCGACTTGTCTCAGAAAATTCACCTCATCATAATACGTATTTAACCATAATGATTCATCATCCATCATTTTAATTGGATATTTAAATTCACTAGAATCGTTCGATTTTACTTCGTTCAGTAATGGGGGCGACGACGCTGTAGGAATTACTCCAGAATTAATATGTATTCTCTCGTATTCACTCACACCACTAGACAATGCATTACGCCTTTTAATATATTTCCGTTTAATGATATGATCCGATATAAATAAGCCAATAATTTTTCCGTTATAATTCATTACTTGTGATTCAACTTTAAATCCGCATCTAGTATCAGTCAATAACATATCAATCTGCTTTGCAGGTTTATTCATTACATATTTCTTATATTTATTCGGCTGACTAGAATGTGCACGACAATACGTAAAATATATATCTTTGATTCTCGTAATCACATCCCTTATTTTTAGATTAAGTGTTTTGCTTTTGAGTGAGAATCTACCGAATATATCGTGCTTATTGTTAGTCATTGTTTCAAATGAATATATCGGCTCGTAATATGCGTCACGTTTCATTATAAGTATAGTCCGTTTATTTGGGTCAAATGTCTGATTTGAATATGCGTTCGTCGGACAAATTACTTCGACGTTGTTTGTGATATCGTCATCCGGTATACGAATCAGTATTATATTATTACCTTTCTTAAATAACTTTGGGTTTGGTATCGATATAATGTCCCATAAATATGTATGATCAATCACTACATCATCTCGACTTAGGTAACTTAAAAAATTCTCAAATGCATTGCACATTTTATGAAACATAACATTGGTTTTAATATTACCTTCTCCCGATACATTTGTCTCTTGTATTTTTTTATATATACTAGAAGACGTGTATTTTACCAAATCAGATTCTTGTATTTCAGTTTCATTATTATAAAAAACATCTACTAATGTTCCGTTTTGTAATTGAATAAAAATATCTAAATCGAGAGATTCTTTTATAATATTTCGCATCTCCTTGATCGTATTAACTCTATCTGTCAGCATATAATCTGAATTTAATGGCTTAGTACTAGATATTCTAGTATTTGACTTTACCTTTGGTACACCTTCTTCTGAAGCTTCAGATGAACGAACCGGCATAACAGCGCCCGAAGACGAAGACGAAGAAGCGATTTCACTTAATAGTGGATTCTTTTGCGCTGCTTCACCTAACGATTCACTAGATATAGCCATTGTATCTATAGATGATGATTGCGTTACTGATTTTAGTGATTTACTCTTGCCCGTCTGAGATGGTGCATTTAACTTAATTAACCTAGAAAGCGTATAGTCAACAGTTGACTCGCTTTGTGCATTCGCATTTTCGCTACGTTCACTAGGTTCGTATAACATTGGGGTTTCTTGTATGGGTTTCTCGTGCGATGTTTCTCTCATATGTTGAGATGGATTGGATATATCGTGTTCTTCATCTTCTAAAATAGCGACCATCTTATTTTCTCCTTTATATTCCATATAATAATACGCAATTACAGACAAAAATGACTGTTTTTCGTTCGGTTCAACACCGCGTCGTAATAAACACGGTGTATTTTTCTTCAAGGCAGAATTCTTTATACTAATCTGGCAATTACGACTATCCGTGAATAAGAATTTCTGTATTTGTATCGGTAAATAACCCCATCGTCCATTATCTAGTGGAAATTTTTCAGAACTTAATACACGTTCATCTTTTTTATCAAACATTTTATCTTGTTCTGATACACCACTACTACTGCTTGTAGATGCTCCTTGAAGTTTTGGATTAGATGATGCTTCAATCGATGATAGTAATGTTTGTGGTTGTGATGTCGCAGGAGCGGTATCAGTATCTGGGTTTATTTTAGAGAGTCGCAGTTGTTCTGGTGATTCTTCAATGTTCTCTGAAGCAGCGGCAGCAGCAGACGGTTTTGGTTCTTCATTGCCTTTTTTACCGACAGCAGTACCTTTGGACGATGTTGTAACCATTTGCATTTTTTCATGTGTTTTTGTTTCGCACTCTTCACGACGTTTTGTCTGCGACGGTTTATCCCATTGACTAAAGCAACAAGGAACACACAACCCTTTTGGATGAACATCCTTCTTTAAAAACCCCGGATAATGTTGCTTATAATTACCTTTTTCATCAATATGGTATTTATCATCTGTGAATTCGAAAATATTAGTTCCAGGCGGAATTCGCTTTGCCTTATGTGGAATAACTTTACCATATTTCCCGGATTTCACTTCTTCTTCAGTAAGACTTGTATTATGTTTCAAACTCCAATAACGCGGGCATATGTAGTTATATTGATTTTTTGGATTAGAACCGTATTTTATACTTTGAGAATATGATCCAGGATGTTCTTTATCGATTTTTGCTTTTTCTTCATCTGTGAGAATAACAGGTTGACGACCATAATGACCTGGACAACTGCGCGAATATGCATTAAACTTACCAACATCCTCATTTAGATGAATATCCGGGTCTCGCTCTTGAATTCGCTTTGAAAAAGGATTCGGATTAGATAATTCCATACCTGTTATATCAGTTATATCTTCTCCCACAAATCTATCTGACCCTTCAACATCACTTTCATCGCTTTCGTCAACCACCCCTCCACGCGCTTTTCCTTTTGTACTTTTCGGTTCAGCGGCAGAAGCGGCGGCGGCATCCGCCTTTCTCCTTCCTCCTCCTAAAAATTCCTCCTCTTCTTCACCCGATTCTTCACCACCAATATCTTCATTTTCTTCGTCAATTAAACCAAAAAATGCTTCGTAATCATCTGCATCTTGCCTACCTAATTCTACATTGCCCACATCTTTTTCATTTTCAGCTTCAAACCCAAAAACAAGCTTCTCTCCTAATATTGCAGAAGTCACACTTTCTGGATATGGCTTTCTAGTCACAGATGTGATATCTGCAATACCTTCCACGTCGAATTCACTATTTTCTTTATTCACTTCTTTGGTTATTGCTTTATTTTGCGAAATCTTTAAAAATGTACTCAATTCACTCACATCATCCGATGACTGAATATTAGATGGATTTGGTTCTGCCGATGACGCAGCTGATGACGCAGCCATCATTCTTTGTTTTCCAAGTGAAGATTTGGATGGTTTGGCTTGTTGAACATTACTACACAACTGTTGTATTTTTTCCAAATATTCACCAGGCTCTTTTGTTGAGCTAGGATCTTGATATATACGAATAATCGAATTGATATACACATATAAAATACCCAAGTAAAATATGTTGTTGATATTTGATATTTCAACCGTTAAAACATTATTAAACTGATCTTGTGTTATTTTTGTTAAAAAACCAGGATTATTCTTAATACGAATAGTTCCACCGCGATAACGCGACAACTGCTGTAATTGAATTGAATTATATAATGACGCTATTTTCAATTTAGCATCTTCTTCGTCCAACATATAATTCTCTCGCAATCCGTTAATAATATCTCGATCTGTATACCTTTTATTCATCATTTCTATAATGTATGCCTCTTGACTACTCATATCATTATAATTACTAACACGCTTGTATCTCAATAAAATTCCCTTTTTTAAACTGCCTTCAAATTCATTAAATACACTCGATAAACATCTTATCATTGTTTTTATCTCAATATTCTGTTTGTTTTCGAACTGTAAAAAATATTCAATGTTCACAATATCAATATTTTCGTCATTTAATGACTGAAACAAAGACATTTCATAACCACTTTGTTCAACGTATATTTTCACCGCATTCAATACCGGGTTAACAGTATCGCGTATTATATGATCGATTTCCTCTTTTGCAAATGAATATGTGAAATATGTTTTTACGTGAACACAACCATCTGGGTGTATCTCACATATAACTGAAATATTCTGGTTATACGCTTTATGATTTTGATCCATCGCGTCTACATATTTATATCGGATATACAATGAAAGACTCTTCTTTTTTCCATATGTTTTCATAAAATGAAATATATCACTTTTCGGCAAATACGGAATTTTTCGCCCACTCTTTGATACACCTTTAATGAACAATTTGTAAATATTGTCTAGCCGTTTTCCTGGATTTAATTTCATTAAAGGAATATCCTTATTCGTATGAATTTTTTTAAACAATGTATCTAATGATAAATTATATTTCACGTCAGGATGTATAATGAATTCTATTCCGCGAATACCATTATCGAGATAAGTCAATTCCTTGTTAGGATCACGTTGCTCATATAAATCATACAATAACTTCACATTCGATGTTTGCTTTATGAATTTTTCATTTAAAATTTTGTTATCCATTTCATATAATTTATCTCGGTGTAATCGAAGTGTTTCGAGAGAATGAATGGTAGTGAGATCCGCATCACCTTCAGATGCAGCCATATTTCTCTCAACGAGTGAATAACGTGTATCATCCTTAAATAAAGCCAAGTATGGAAAATATAATTTTATAACATATTCACTATTTATTAATTTCATATTTTGAAATACAGTTTTGTGAATAGCTGGTAGCTCGTCAGCATTTAACGATTCAACATATTTCAATACATCCTCCGCAATGACTAAATATATTGTATTGTTTACCAAAACACCTAGATCAAGCAATACTTGTTTGTTTGTAGTATTTATAATTTCACTAATATGAGACTCTAAAAATGGGTCAATATAATTCGCGTCAAATGGATCCACTGCATAAGGGTAATCGTGCGAAACCGAACTTAATTCTTGCCCGATTACCATATTCATCATTCGTTCACCATCTAACTTTAAATTTATGATGTTTGAATATCCATAGTTTCCAGATTCTGAAGCAGGTGGACCCAATTTTGTAAAATCAGTGTATTGTTTCGCTTCCTCTTCATATAAATCTGCACAACCATAATTCACTATTTCAGTAGGATGATTATCTATATTCAAGAGGAAATTATGTAACCGAATCGGCGTTATTTCCATTCTTCCATTTGATGTTAGTTGATCATTTACGTGATTACTCTTAATTTGCTTGATTTGTTTGCAGTAAAAATACAAATCACCGTATGTTAGGCGAAGCTCTGTACGAGTGTGCAATAGAAACTTCTTTTTTATTGTTTCGATCGAATCATCTGGGTATATCTTTTCTGGTAGAAAAACAACTTTGATATTTGTTCGTTGAATTGCTTCCAGTTCATACTTACTAAATATAGTAGTGAATATTTTATGTTCAGGATTTGATTCGAACAACTCGGCAATATTCACAGTCATTTTATCACCTTCGACTTCGTATTCGTCTACATTTTCACTAATTACCCCAACTGTATCTCCATAAAATACATATAACACATTATCTCTGCATAATTGTTCTTGTTCTTTATTTTCAATATTTGCCGACCCTGCTTCTGCGCCTGCGAGTGCTTCTGCTTCTTTCACATTTGGTGAGGCTGCAGCCACGTCCGATGTTACCACGGGCGGGGGCGGTTGTGACGGCGGTTGCTTATATTCATCTGGAGAACGAATAAGACATATTTTGTATATCTTTATGTCTACTTCTGACATATTATTAGTATCACTAATTTAATAATATATAAATATTTAATACATATTGACTTAACTATAACATAAATATATTATGTTAATAATAATATGATTATGATTAATAATAATAATAATAATAATAATAATAATAATAATAATAATAATAATAATAATAATAATAATATGAATACAAAAGTTTCAGAATATAAAATGATCGTAGGGCTATGTCGAGGAGGAGGGATCGGATTAAATGGTACGTTACCTTGGCCTAAACTAGCAAGAGATATGCGGTTTTTTTATGAAACAACTCGTTCAATACATTTTCCAAATACAAATGCTGTAGTTATGGGTCGTAAAACGTGGGATAGTATACCAGATTGTTCAAAACCACTTAAATATCGCGACAATTTTGTTGTTTCTGCTCATAATTATATTATGGAGAAAGACGAACAAGCAGCAAGTACAACAGATGATCTGACTCAAGATAATAATCACATTCCCGTAGTTACGTATTTGAAAACGGTAAACGATATTATGGTACATACCACTAATTACGAAAACGTATGGATTATTGGTGGCGCATCAATATATGAACAATGTATACACAATAAGGCATTAGAGATAACTGAAATTTATATTAGTTTTATAGACGAGCAATACGAATTTGATACTATATTTCCGATTATGTATCAATATGATTCCATTGATGAGATATTGGAATTAAACGAACTGAATAATCACAAGCAAGCGAATAACAATAAATTAAATAGACGTTTATGGACGTGGACCGATGCAGAGTCAGTTCCAAAATTTTTGTCTTTTGATACTGTATTTCCGTCTTTTTATTATATAGAAGATATTGACCGGAATATTATAGCTGATCTAACAAGGGAGTCGGATATAATAGCAACTCGGGATCGCCGTATACCTAATATTCGGTTTTTAAAATTAAAAAAACTCATATTTATTTGATTTATGGTAATTTTTATGATTTCTGTGAATATGCGATGCTCAAAAAAAAATTGAAATGTTTTTTTAGTATGATATGAAATACAGTGATCGATAATCAGACGAATATAGAATAATGGCGGAACAACCCCAGGTGAATCCTAAATTGGAAACTCTTATGAGAGTAATCGAAGACAACCAAGACAAGATGACGGAAGGTGAGTATCTCGAAGCAATGAATGCACTAGGTGGGCTTTATCGCGACGCCACTAGCAGCGCTGCTGGTGGTAACGGTGCGAACATAAATCCCCCACCCCCACCATCATCACCACCACCAATTTATTCGGGAGCGGCGATGGATCTTTTCAGATCATATTCAAGGACGCTACCAGACGGTATGACCCGTGAAGATTTGTTGTCTCTTAATAGCGTGAAAAAAGAGCTTGTTGAGCACCAGGAAATGACGCCAGTTGAATGGATGGCTTTAACGAATCGCCAGCGTTATGACCTGATGGAGAAGGCAACACTGAAAATTGTTGGAGAGTTCGAGGGCAAATACCGAAATCCTGACCCAACAACGTGCCCATTTATCGCAAGACACGCTGTTGGAAGATGGCTTATCGGAACAGACTATGCGATGTGGACGTGTGTATGCGGATATCACGGGAAAAGCAAACACTGGGAAAAACACGCCTCGAGCGACCGTCATCTAGACTGGGAAAAGCATCGCACAGTATCGCGAAGAGTCATTTCAAATATGAAAAAACAGATCAAGCAAGACGAAGAGGGGGTTTACCTGGATTTCAACCCGTACAACTGTGCATCCATTTCAGTTGCGATTTCATCGGGTGTAGACTATATTCGATATTCTGCATCAGGTATTCGTTGTTTTCTGGTTCAACAAGAAAGAAACGAATGGACGCATCCTGAGAATTACCCCCCGATCTCGTCGGGCGAATCGATGGATCCAGCAGCCAAAAATCAATGGGTTGTGCAAAGACGAGAAGACAGGAAGTTTCAGTACGAAACAAAAATCTAACAATAACCAAGCACGAAAAATACCAAAAATACACATAACAAGCGGAATTAGGTAAGTTTTTTTTATTTGTCGAAATATGGGTTATCGTTTATAGTCATTCCACAATATTCTTTTGGTTTTAATTTATAATCTTCTGGTGTATATATTTTTATTTTTTGAGCTTCATCAATGAGAAATCTAAAGTTATTCCAGAATTCGTCTTTATGACCTATACTTTCAGTCATTATATGACTTAATTCGTGTAGAGCCACAAAAGTCAATGTGTTTTCATCAATAAGCTTATTTCCTTTTTTTGTCGTATTCACACAGAACGCGAGTTTTTCACCCTTGTTCTCACTATATGCAGTAAATTCACTCGTCGGTAATGTCTCACTAACCTTTTCCGGATTAAAATTAGTTACTAAACGTTTAACATTCTCACGATCCGGAAACGCCTCTCCCATATGTTTCACAACTGTTTTCATTTTTTGCGTAACTCTTGCTAAAAGATCTGCTGCTAACTCAAGCTTCGCGCGCTCGCGTACACAATATTTATTACCATCAACATTTGAAACAATGCATTTTAACTGAAACGCGTCAGATTCTTGATATATCTTTAAACATATCAATATCACAAATGCGATTATAATATACCCAAAAACACTTGTTTTAAACATAATATTATTGTTATTGTTATTATCTTCATATATATTGAAGATATTTTATTTCGCATTAGGAAATAAAAATTTATCTATAGTAGTTCGAACACAAAACAATCTGTGTGATACAATCCCAATAACAAATAATGCTAATACAGGCTTCCATATCGCGACATCCAACCATCTTGCGATTAAAAATCCACCAATAATAGTAAATACTACATCAATAACTGCTACGTCAAATATTCGAAACGAATGAGCACCTTGCTTCGGCTTGCCGAATATATCTTTATATTCGCATAATCCACTAGACGACGATGACGTTTCGACCATAATTCATATATATAAATATAATAATATTATATCTTATCCAACCAGAACTTATGCTTGATTATTTTGTATTTCGCATATAGTATAAGCAGTAATGCGATAACTACTGGAATCGGTATATTCGAAATATTCCCAAGAATATAATTGTGTTCTGCTTGTTGTACGAGATCGTCTCGTTCATTCCAGCGAATCACTAACAGTGAAATACATAATAATACTAAAATTAATAATGCTGAAAAGTTCGAAAATATTGTTAGGACGACTTCACTGTTTATTAACGAGAACAATAATGCGATTACAAAAGTCACTATAATCGCGTTGGTTGGAGTGTTATAGTCGCTCAGTTTACTCCAAAAATCGACATTGTTTATATAATTTTCTTTTCCAGTCGAATATATAAAACGCGACGCAGATAATAACGATAAAAACGCCGTATTAAACATAACTATCAAACCGCCAATATATGTGATAATACCTGCATTTTTTCCTGCGATCTTTTCATATATTTTTGATATCAGATTATATGTCGTCGAAGCAGTCTTAAACTTTAAAACGCAAATTCCTGTGATGATAATACATAAATATATAAATGTAGTCATAGCCAATGTATAAATCAATGCATTTTTGTTATCATTTGGATCTATTGATTCATCACTTACTTTCACTATAAAATCATATCCATTGAATAAGAAAAACGACAAAATACCTGATAATACAATAGAATCCCACGGCATCTCTGGAATATTCACGACCTCATTCACACATAATTTGGGAGCACCTAAAACGATTGCGCCGCCTAACAACGCCAACATTATTACCGTTATACTAATAGCCACTATCTTTGAAAAATGAATACCCAGATAATTGATTCCGCACATTAGAGTAATCGCCGATACACCAAATAACACGTCAAATATAACATTTTCTCCCAGATGATACGAAAAGTACTCACTTTTACTTATATATTTCGACATAGATATAACAATTGTAACAGCAGATAATACCGCGAACAAATAAATTAAATATAATGCGAATTTTCCCACATCGTCACCCATCGTATCTTTTATCGCAGTATATTCCATAATATTGCTTTTATGTCGACTATATATTTCTAAATACACGAACCCCATTATTATGGATACAATCGCTACAACTATAAATGCAGAAATCGCGTGTTTTCCGCCAAACAATATAGACTTACCCAAAATAACGAAAACTCCTGCACCAACGATATTCCCTAACCCCATCAAAGTTATATCCACAAGGGAAAGTTCCTTTTTTAAAACTTTATCACTTTCATCAATCTCGGTTTTTATTTTTAATAATGGGTTTTCGTTATCCAAAACAGGCGTTAATGGTTCCATTAAATTGCGATATATATATTCGCGTTTTGTATATTTATAACTAGATGTTACTTTATAAATATATGAATTTTATATTTTCGCTTCGTACAAGTTTGCATTTGGTTAACACAAATCGCAATACCTATATATATTTTACTGACCGCCACAGCCGATTTCGAGAGGAGTGCGCATAAGATCAGGAGCAAATGTGCTTTGATTCCAAGGACCAACATTTAACTGAGGATTGGGTGGCTCGGAACGGAGTTGGAGATTGGCGTTCTTCATTGTATTACCGATCGTGTCTATACCAGTCAAAAATGTAGCGGAAAGCAAATTCTGTCCGGTAAGATCACCACTTCCAGAAGGGTTCAAACTACCCCATTGATTGTTAGTATCACGAGGTAAAAGATCGGATGGATTCGCAACAGGCATATTCACCGCGCCAGCGGGAACACCGCCCTGACCAACTGTTCCATCAACTACTGCATAACCACTAGATTCACTGGATGGCGCAACAGATGCAGTATCACTAAATCTCACTCTAGCACGATTCGCGGGATCACTTTGCAGCGGCTCCATTGGAATTACCTTATTATCAGAATATGTATAAACAGCGTAGATAAGAACAATGGCGCCTAAAACAACAAGAACGTTATTCATGTTATTCACACGAAACATTTTTTCTAAATCAGACAAAAAACTCATATTATAATTTAATTGTATATAAAATAAATGATAAAATAATATAAATGATATTTCTCTTTGTTTTATCATTAAGTTTAATCTGAAATATCTCCATCAGTATCTGAATCTTCTAAATTATCCAACATATACGATGCTTTAATCTCCTTCGCTTCTAAATATGCACGAATCGCAAGCTTTTTTGCTTCTTGTGCCTTTCTCTTTGCCGTTTTGTACATTTGATACAATATTTCCTTGTGTTTTTTTAATGTTAATTGATTCGATCTAATATGTTGTTTACTGTTATTATCATTCGATCCAGACACAATACTAGCACTATACGTATTTCCCGGATTATTGTCTTTATTAGATTCTATATGAAATGATGGCTGTTCAACATCTATCGTATCTGAAATATTTTTAAAGTCAAAATCAACTTCCGTTAATTCAAAATGCTTTATTGTATTATTTGCTGCGTCCTCATATATTCCATTTTTATTCATCACATTACTATTCGTAACACCATTTGGTTGTGTTAGTGAAGTATGCGACTCTTGATCTAGAATCGCATCGCACAGTGTTCTTTCATCTTGGGGTACAACCTGCAAAACTGGATTCACATCTTCTCCTAAATATTCTGCATTTTTCGTAATTTCAGTCATATCAACTGTTATCTCTTTTTTCGTAGAATCATTCTCATATTGATTCGTAAACGTTTTGGATGGTGTTTCTGTAGATATAATACAAGTATCTAGTAATGGAAGGTCTGGTGTTACTAGTACTTGGCGCAATAATAACTCGATTTGAAAATTTCTATTCGTAAATTTAATACCTTGAAATTCTATAATGGATATAAATTGATTTTCAGGCTTAATATAATCTATCGAAGCACTATGTCTATTCTCGTCGAAAACCTTACATATAAATGGCTGTATATGAGACGTTAATTTGTTCAACTCTAAATTCACACGTAACAAATATTGTCCCTTTTTATATGTTCGTATTGGTAAGTGAAACGAATCTTGTATGGTATTCTTATCTAATTCTTCGGTGAACCACATATTCTTTTTTTCAAATAACAAATCGATTGAATATTTTACTAAATTATCGATCCAATCTACAAAATCCGTATCATCATTCGATAATACTATATCAATATGCGCTTTCTTTCCAGCTACGACTATACCGTCTTTCGACTTTGTCTTAGTTGTTTGAATATATAACGGACCCTTGTTACCTTTATAGACATATTTTGCTAAATATGATCCCCCTCCAACTATACCATTGGGGGATGCTAACGCTAGTTTGTCGAATTCAAATGTTTCATCTGCTTTATGCACATCCATTTATAACGAATTATCTCAAGTACCAATTAGTATGAATTGAGATAATTTAGATTAGTCGTTTACGCTTATTTACGAAGAAGATGATTTATTATCAGGTAGAACTTGGACATATACCAAGTTCTATACATCCTTCATTCGCAACAAACTCGCCAATTTGTTCTAATATTACCGGCGCAATATTTATGGCTGCATTCGTACAGTCATTTTGTACACTTGTCGGTAAAAATGTGCATATCTTTTCGATATCGCTAGTAATTATCCCTAAAACCTTTGGATTATGAAAAAGAGTAGCGTTTAATTCTGTCGCCACATATGAACACATTTTACATTCAACTACACCATTCTCATTAATGGTGGTAACAGATGTTACATTTTCAACACTGATACTATTATCAATAAAACCATAATTGTGTTTATTTAGCACCATTGGGTGCGCTTCAGTCGACAAGCTGTTATTGTGGAATGAAAACATTTCCGGCAATAAAAATGCAGCTAAAAGCATTGGTATAACTTTTATTGGATAACTCATATTATTATATTACTAATCGATATTATTATATTATTAATTTCATTTAGGATATTTTCGTTGTATATAGTATAACATAACAACAAACAATGGCTCGTAAACAAGGAAAACGAGGAGGAAGACGTTCTTCGAGAAATAATCAAAGACAGCGTGGAGGAGAATATGCTGCATATAACGAAGGTGAATCACAATTACTTATGAGAGGAGGAAACCCCAACTTAAGTAGCGAGATTAAACATATACTTCAGAATGGTGGTAATTCCAATAATACTGCAGGTGCACCGGGAGCTGCACCTGAACCTGTAGCTGCACCTGTAGCTCTAGGTGGAAATGGTCAAATAAGCAATGAAATAATGAATCAGGCAAAGAATATTGCTGAAAATATGTTGCAGAATTTAGGACAAAAGGGTGGTGGTGGTTCTCCGGTTGCACTCGCTGGTTCGGAACTTACCGGTGGTATGGCTGCTGCTACAGGCGCTGCTCCTGTCGTTCCTCCAGTCGTTGGTTCTGTCGGCGAAGTTCAGGGATTTCAGGGTTTGAGTGGTTTACAGGGTTCTCCACTCGTAGGAGGATCAAGGTCTAGACTGCGTAGATATGGACAAAAACACTCAGCAAAGCAACGCGGTGGAATGATGCCTGGTGTGATGACTGCAGTCGAAACCGCTTTAGTGCCTTTAGGATTATATCTTGGTCAGAAGGCACTTCAATCTCGCAGAAATCGCCCATTTACTTCATTTAGGAAACGTTCATCCCGTCGCCGTAATCGTAAATAAATGGATTCAATAGTGCGAATAAAATTAATCCATTACTAAAGATAATATAAACATAAAATACGTGATTATATTATTATACAATTCGTGCAATATCATTTATGAGCCAAACATTGAGTACACCAAATACAACGACACCACCAACACTTGAAAAAAAAATACAAAGATGGGTTGAGTTAGACAATGAGATAAAAATTGCGAATGAAGAAATAAAAGATACTCGAACAGAGCGTGCGATTATAAACGATGAAATCATCGAAATTATGCTAGAACGAAATTTAATGAAAGCAACTGTGAATATTAACGACGGTAAATTGCGTTTTGTTACTACAAAACAAACTTCACCATTAACTCTCACTTATATTGAAAAATGTTTAAAAGATCTGATAACAAATGAATCCCAAGTTGAACAGATTATGAAGTATATCAAAAGTAACCGAGAAACAAAAAGCGTTACCGAAATAAAACGCGTATATAATGATAAATCCAGTGATCATACAAAAAGTGGTGGGTCGTCAACAGTTCCAGAAGACAGCGACTCGTCGTGAATTACTAGAATGCATAAATCACTAATACGTATATATTTTACATATTTCAATATATACATATTTGTAAGTAGATACATAAAACAATCGCAAGTATTATTATAGAATAGTATCGATAAAGTATAATATGGCTTATTTTAATCCAGACCAACATTTAGTATTTCATAAAGATAAAAATGGGCAAATGATGAGTGGTGGATACAAAATTTCGAATTTGTTATTTGAAAATAATATACCGTTATTCGCTTCCGTCGGAGGAGGAAAAATAGACGAATCTCGCGATACTAAATCTGAACCAATGGTAAATGTAGAACAATTTAGCGATTTATTTAAAGATTTAGCTGTTCCAGCGGGTCTTTTTATGATGCCTCCTCTATTTTCTACCCGAAATTATATATATCAACAAACCTCACCTCGGAGTAGTTCGACTGCGAATTCATCGGTATCCGCAGATCATAAGAGAAATCACGAGAGAAACGACGATGCCGGTTCCGATAGCGATGGCTATGATGACTACAGCGAACATAATAATGATAAAGAATATCCAAACAATGTTGCACCGAATGATATTTTTGAAAAATTACTCGCAATGGTAACACCTAGCGAGAGAATTAAACACGATAATAAAAGTCGTAGAAATGAAAAATCTAAACATTCTGTGAAATCAAAAACCCGTAAATCTACCAACAGAAAACGATAAGTTATGAAATGAACGAATGTGGTTATGAAATGAACGAATGTGGTTAGTAAATAATATATGTATTATCATTTATTATTTATTACTAAATGGTGTAATCCATTATTCGTCTATAAGAAATACAGCCATACCGGCATAATTATGCAAATCAAGCAATGTATCACGTATTTTCTCATCATTTACTAAATTTACACCATTTTTTGTTATTGATAATGCACGCTGTATTTTATCTTCTATACGCATCAATACACCAACCACACCATACTTTGCGAATGCATCACCATAATCAGCATTTTTTCTAGTAAATAATTCAAGTCCTTCTTCTTGCACACGTTTCAATTGATCCACGCGATTCATTTGTTGTATCTTATATATAACCCAAATGTTTGTTTAAGCGAATTTTCGTCTCTGTGTATGTGTATGTGTATGTGTATGTGTATGTATGGTGCGTTAAACATTATAACAAACTCCACGCACTCTTATTAAATGGAGCAATAACAATACTGTTTATTTTTCCGCGCATTTCATTTATACGTGCTTCGTGTAATGGATCAATCATTTTTCCGGATTCATAATTGTGAATATTAGCCATTAATTTAGATGACGATTCATTCATATCTGGCTTGGGTCCGTAACAATTCACACCAGCCTTCATACTCGCATTCTCCATATAACCACCATTTATACCAGGTCGCCCACAGCTATTCTTTTTAGCAGGGTCTTTTTGCAATTCTAGCCACGTTGATTTCTGTGTAGGATATAATATCATTTGATTGTCCGACCAACCATACGAACACCATTCTGCACCATCACGATGAGCTTCTTCCATTTGATCTATATTCGCCAAATTCGCACCATATGCTTGGCATAGAGCCTTCGCATTATCATAATCATAAACACTCGCCGGAATATGAAATACTTGTTTTCTCATTTTTGAACCAGGAGCACTTCCTAAATCACCGCTCGCAGTAGGTTCAGCAGGAACAATATTTTTTAATGTTATTTCTGGTTTTGGGGACAGAAGATTTGATATCTCCGTTGTTATGTTCGTGTTAAAAAAATATTGAAAACCATTCATCAAGACTATAACTATAAAAATGGACCACAACAATGTTTCAAGAATACTCGAATTACTTAACATCGGATTTTCATTTGAACCTTCGTTAGTATCATTAATACCAATAATACCACCTCCTAAAGCTCTAATAACAAAATAAAACATTCCAACTACTACTACGATTATTAATACCAAACGTGGATTTGTTGCATCAATTTGATTATCAATCCAATCAAATATCCCTCCTATCTCATTAAAGCTTATCGTTGGGTTAGCATCTGCTGTTTTTACTTCTTGTATGGGATGTAATGGTACAGACATTTATTATGTATTTCAATTACGTATATATAGTTTCGATATTATAGTTTCGATATTACTTTACTTCGATATTACTTCGATATTACTTTACGATAAAATAAACAATACGGCATATTACTTACGATTTTATCCGATTTCATATCGATTGGCTTGACGTGTTCATCATTGAAGTTATACCATTTATTATCTGCAGTTCGAATTGTCGCAGTATAATGTCCACCACTACTCGTATTTCCGTGATGATTGCATACCGCATACAGTTCATAGACATAACTCTCCTTCTTATATCCGTTCACAAATTCACTCATAACCAAATTATTCAGAGGAAGTTCAACTGGAATAGTAATCTTTACTGGTCCGTGTTCCGTATACTGCACACGCTTCAAATCAATAATCATAATATTTGGAAGACTCCAAAATGATATACGCTTTTGCACAGATTGATATGTATTTGTCTTTTCATTAAACCACGCATTACTACCTTCTAACTTTTCACCGTGACTATAATGTTTAAAACAGTCATATAGTGTTGGAATTCGCGTTTTACCGGTTACTCGGTCGTTCACAATTGGAATAGGCATACTGATAATCGAAAACGGTTCCGATGATAAACTTAAAACATCTTTCGATGAAAAATCATCTGGCGCATCCACATTCGTTATCACAGACATCTGAATCCCGTAAAATATATTCAACATTTCAGAATAATTCTTTGTGAACATCTGCTTCATCATTTCATAACACTTTTTACCAATTATATCCTTATCATTATTCACATTTCCTGTTATAGTCATATTCACTTCTCTCGACAAAGCCATATGAAACGAATCTAACATAAACATTAAAAACTCTTGCACATCATTTTGCGAATTCTGTGTGAACAATTCTTGGTTTTTTAATCGGGCAATTTGTTTCATTGAACTCATAAATCCACCAGGTGATACAACGCAGTTCTCACTCCACATTAACGTCCGAAGCTTATCCCATTCGTGTAATAAAACTGAATCCGGTTTCTTAATCAGTTTCTTCTTATAACTTCCGTCTTGAAGAAATCTATTTAATTCATACGTATGTGAAAGCGCCTGAAGACACGAATTCACAAAGCACGTATTTCCTAAATTCATTAACCCTGTTTGACCCATACCAACAAATTCCTTAAATCGATACTCTTGTTCTATCTTAACACACTCTTGCTTATTATTATTATTCTGTATGATTTGTCTTGTCTCTACTGACTGCATTGGCTGCGCCGACATTACTGTGAATTGTATAATACTACTAGTTACATCATAATATATATTTAAACCCTTTAAGTTTATCGCGTTACTTCCGCATAAAAGCGATATAAACAATAATATATATATGTATTAGCAAATCAAAAGGTCGATTAATATATATTGTTCTAATGGAACCGCAAATGCGAACTTCTACCCATAATAATATAGTTGATAATGAAGAAGAACCTTCTATAAATCACAATAATGAAACAGAAAGAAATCGGAATCATTCACCTAGTGGCGGTGGCGGCGGCGGTCGTACTCATCGAAATACGCGACAATTAAGAAGTAATCGATATTATTCACAATTTCATATTAATCAATTTTATGAAGCAGCCGAAGATGAACAGTTTTATACTGATGAATATTTAAGATTTATTCAAACATATGAACGGTTTGTTTTACAAAGTAACGCAATGTTTTCACGTATTGAAACTGGATTGAGAGAAAATATAAATCGTAGTATCATTAGAGAACACTTTTATTATAATCGTTTTCATTCTATTCGGGATCAAGAACGACAACAAAACACCGAATCGAATAATGTTAACCCAAGAGAAAACGATAATCTTACTGCATCTGCTGAAAATATGAATTCGTCGATAGGACTAGCACCACAACAAGTACCTGCTCTTAATAATAATAATAATAATAATAATAATAATTTATCTAGATTTATTGCGCGAGAATTGTTAAACGTGTTGAATAGAGATAGAGATGTTATTCAAAATTATGATATTTCTCGTAGATATAATGTACTAGGTGGTGTATTTCATTCAAATACAACGCCAAACACAAATAATATACCCACTGAACAACAAATAAACTCTGCAACAATCAACTGCTTATTCTCACATATAACAAGACCTACTAATACAATCTGTCCTATATCACGTGATGAGTTCGTTGATACTAGTGAAGTAACACAAATACGTAGTTGTAAACACATTTTTAATAGAACAAGTTTACGTGCCTGGTTTAGAAATCACCATACGTGTCCATTGTGTAGATATGATATTCGTAGCTATTCTGCTTCAACTTCTCGCGTAGATCACACAGAAGATAATATATCATCTTCTTCTCAACCCAATATAAATAATTATCTTACCGATTATTTTCTACCATTACGAACAATCATTCATAATAATAACGCTAACAATATTCAAGATATTCGCAACCAAATTATAGATAATTCAGGTAATTTTAATAACCCAGTTATTGAACATATGAATGAAGATGAAATCACATTTTCGTTTGATTTACCTTATTCTGCTTCATATATATTGAATAATGATAATGGTAATGATAATGGTAATGATAATGGTAATGATAATGATAATGGTAATGGTAATGATAATGGTAATGATAATGGTAATGAAGAAGTTGATTAATACAAATAAAAATAAAATATAATATTAGTATATAAACCGACCAATAAAATGAGTAAACGTTCTAGTAGTAGAAGTAGAAGTAAAAGAGGTAGTAGTTTAACAAGTGATTCGAATATTCCAAAATCAACATTCATATTTGAAAAATTAGCGAAATCTAAGGTAATATTGGATATTACTACTTTAGCATTTTTTATTGAATTTTCAGCCCGGGATGATCCAACTATTAAAGTGTATGATGTTTTAACAAAAAGTAAATCATTTAATGCGTTTTATAAAGTTTTAGATAGAATAACACAAGGTTTAAACAAAACCAAATTTTCATATTTTTTTCTATCTATGGTACTTCATTTTTCAACTGATAAATCATACTCTTTTAAAGAATTTGATTCAATGTTTCCGAATTTAGGGTTTAGTGAAAAAGAAGAAGAAATAGGCAAAATGTTGCATAATATATCAAAACAAGTTATCACAGAATTATCAGAACCGAATTCTCCTAAAAAACGATCCTCTCGATTATCATTATCATCTCTGAGAAAAGAGAAGAGTAAGAGTAATAGATTTTCTAGCAAACCACAAAAAGGCGGAAACTATAAAAACCGTTTTAAAAGGCGAACAATGAAATATAAACAAACTGGAGGGGATTTATGGATGGCGTTTTTCATATTATGTATGAATGCTGGAGTAGGGATGAGATTCGGACCCGGTGTAATGATGATGCTTTACACAATGCAAATTGTATTTGGAGGTATGGCGATTCATGGATCTTTAACTAGTTTATTTAATTTCGGTAGAAATGGAGAGGGACAAGAAGATTTGATGCCCGCTATGAGCGGAATGGCTACGAATGCTGCTGATATATTTCGAAATTCTGTCGCTACTGTACCGAATGCAGTAGCTTTATTTAATGAATCTCCCCCGATGGAGCAGTTTCGTCGGGCTTTAGGTAATCTTCCAGACCAATTTGATCAATATCGTCGTAGTCAATCGAATCAAATTGACCGTGGGTTTTCTTTAGGTGATATTATGGCTATACTTAGAGGCGATGTTAACATCGTACTTGGTGACGTGGGTAGGCTTAATAATTTATTGGATGGGTTCCTCCGATCGGACGGTTATAGACAATTATTTCATCTCGTTCAGAATGGTGCAAATGCTGTGGGGGAAGCCGTGAGAGCAGCTGCGGCGAGTTCACGACCTGTGTATGATGTACCCACAGTATCAGAGGAAGAAGGATATCTTGCTACGCTCTTGAATGCGATCGGGGGTATTTTACCTCGAATCGGAAATGCGCAACGGGAAATAAATGCTATTAGGTACAATGCCGCACACGCGGGAGAAATATATGATGCTGCAGTGCGCGCACTTGGTGAGCAAGGTCTAATCACTGCGACTCGTATGGCTCAAGATATACAGATCCTTATTCGCAATGCGTGCACTGCATATCATACTCAAGTATCTGTTAATATTACCGCCTTGACTAGCGGTATATGGCAATTTCTAATGGGATTTTTCGGATTTACGGCTTGCGTAACGTTTATGAGACAAAATGGTAACGATAACCCTCAAATTGAAGATGATCCCGATCGCGCTCATTGACCGTCTTAATTACTATAAAAAATAATATTTTCGTAATTCTATTTACTCAAATATTATTATTCCATCATTTACGCTTGAACCAATCGGTTATTGCCTTGTTTCCTTTATTTAAATTATCTGCCTTGACTAGAAACTCATCAAATAGTAACGCCTTTACCTCTTTATACCTCAAATCTGTTATCTTCTTTTCCTTTTTTATCGGATCTTCAATATGATTCGTCATCGTGTCCAGCATATCAGTAAATCGCGACCCTTTATATTTCTTTTGGAACGCTGGTAGTTGCTCCAATACAAGCGCGAATAACTGCTGCACAGGCTTCATTATCTGATTTGTTATATAAAACGAATAATCCAGTTGCAGCTTATTCTTATGAATGTATTCTGGGTGCTCTATCTTATCTCCTTGAAGCGCTCCTTTCGCATTATTATGTATATATGCGTACGGTATTCTATCACCTGTATTTGGCTTATTTCCAGGATCTCTCACGCCCATTCTATCCGCTAATACTTTATGCGCTATTTGCGCCGGATTCTTATAATCTGAACGCAATGATTTCGTTATAATCAACTTTTCTATCGGACATTTCTGCTCTATCATAAACTGCAACTTATCCCGCAAAAACTGGATCGCTCTATCTATATTCTGCTCTTTCATTAGAATATCGATAATACCACCATAGATCTCCTTCACAATTGGCGCATTATCTCGTCTTTTCAGCACGATACCCATACTCTTCAGTTTCCCCTTATTCGGGTTTTGCTCGTAATATACTCCAACATACCCCTTCTTCCTAAGAAGGGCAAACGGACAAATCGTTTTTTCGTACACCCACCCGTGTGGACCTTTTAAGAATCTCGACGCATAATCTCCAACCTGTTTCGCCAATTCTATCGTAATCTCAATGGCGTCTTTTCCTCGTATAGGCACACCTTCCGGCGTTTCCAAATTAAACGTAAAGAATACACTATCCGTATCACCGTAAATATATTCTGCGCGCGAATGCACCAAAGGATACGTCGTGTGACTCGTTTTCAACATCACATCCCCATACGCTTCCTCTACTACACGACGTGCATAAGTAAGTAATTTACGCCCGGTTGCGGTTGTTGATGCCGCAACGTCCACCTCATAAAATGTACTCGTTTTTGCACCACATTGACCATATAATGAATTCGCAGTAACTTTATAACCTAACTGTCGCTTATCTAGAATATTCGCCATAAACGCGTCTGTCTGCTTTTCTGCGAGTTTTCTCGTCGTCTTTCTCGCAAGAAGCAGCTCTTCCAAAATAGAAGGCATAATCCCCTTCTCGCCATTCGGAAATTGAGCAAAACGACATACCTTTGTTCCACATTTCACCTTCACCGCAGCTGCAGCCATTTTTGTCTCCGACTTCGGTCTAGTCCACTTATACATATCATATGTTATATCAACGTATTTATATCCCGGCAAATTATCATACGCTTCGTCACCCGTTTCACGCGTTAATTCGCCATTTAGATCATATTCCTTTGTCCATACCTTACTATCGTGTGATAAATTCTCGCTTATCATTGATGACGGATACAATGACGAATAATCATTGCACGCAACTGGATTATCCAAATACAATCCACATTTCGGCGGAAGCACGATCGCGCCTTCATACCCTGACTCACTCGTATCTTTGTCTATTACCGGCATTAACGTATCCTTTTCACGACATTTCATCGCTACATAACTAGTCAACTTAATTCCTTGACCGCGCATTACTAGAAAACTTATCGGCACACTGCAAATCTTCGCCATCTCGACGTATCCGGTTATAATATCGATTTTATTCATCAAATGATGAACTAAATTACAATCCTGAATACAATATTTCGCAATAATCGACCGCTCCTTTGGACCTTCCTTCGTCATCCTAAATATATCTTGCGGTGATACATCGTCTTTCGCAAGACCCCATTTTACCATCATTTTCATATCCGGCAAGGCACATCCTTCCACATTAAATGATGACTCTGAATGATCAATTGTTATCACCTTGAATTTCTCACCATCTTTATAGAGATCGGTTGAATGATTTGTTTGCTCGAATTTTACATAATTCCCTGCGCACAATCCAACCAAATTATTCGAATATATACGTGTCGTATTTATCTCTTTATCGTATTCTACCTTCTTCACATTATCTCCTATAAAATAACTTGATACATCGTCTAATTTATATGATGATAAATTGAAATCTCTACGTAAATAATTAAACACATCAATCTGCAGTCTTCCAGTCATTTTAATAAAGTGCAAGTCATACTGACCACTCGCAAGCGCGATTTTTGTCTGTTCTATCGCTACATTATCGTCTGTTATTATCGAGTTGCGATATCCGCTACCACCACCACCCCCGCCACCACCACTACCATACGACGACGCAGATGTACCGCAAAACTCTCCATTGTTTCTCGATAACTTCAAAAACTCTCCATAACACTGTGTCTCTACCGATCTACGAAACATAAATTGATAATCAAAACCAAATATGTTATACCCAATTATAATATCTGGATTTTCAGCCTGTATCAATTTTGTCCACGCAAGTAATACCTCCGCCTCCGTTTCATAACTCTCTATCACTGCATTTGGAACATCTTTATCAATATTATCACACGTATCTAATGCGATACAATGATTCAAATATGGGCGATTACTGTCTTGTCCATACTTCACAAATGTTGATCCAATAAATGTGACTTTATCTCCTTCCACTTTGGGAAATATACTTCCTAGTGTATCACTCAATAATGTTATCTTTGTCTCTCTTGACTGACTCTTACTATTCAATAAATCCACCACTTTTATCGATAAATCTTCGGATTTCGTAGATGACGACGTCACTCGCATTGCTGCCGGTTTCTTCCCCTTACGATTACCACCTTCGAATGTTTCATCTACGCAATCATTTTCCATAAATGCGTCGTTACCATTATTTTTATCACTCTCATTATAATCATCATCATTTCCATTTCCTTGTCCTGGTTCTTCAGAGTCTCCTGTTGCTTCTTTGTTACTCTCATTTATCATCTCAAACATACGCTCAATCGTATTCTCGTGATGTACTACTTCTTGTTTAATTAAATGACGGAGCTCTTTTCCCATCACAATTTTACATAATCGAGCCATATCATTCTCTTTCGGTCTTCTTTTTGGGTACACAGTTTCAATATTTGGATATTCTGGTAATCCTTTGTAGCTGTATTGAAATGCTGTATATATCATTTGTATCACATTCTCTTCTGTTACGGCTGATCCGGCTGATCCTGCTGATCCGGCTGATCCTGAATTATGAGATGAATCCGCGACTGACGACGAGTTATCGCGAATAGTTGTTACTACTGGCTGCTGGTTTAATAATATTCGGTTCGCTGCATCGACTATATTCGTAGCCAACTTCTTGTACGTTTTCACCGGTATCGGAAAATCACCGTGACTACTACTTGCTTCAATATCAAAACTGCAAATCTTATACGGCACTGTTACTTCTTTATCATTCAACGGAATTATATCCTCGTATGATAAACGATACTCATAATCACACGACGTCGTCTGTGAATCTATAAGTCGCGTCTTACTCATTGCGAACTCTATCCATCCTGATGGACTTATCTTCTGAATGTGAAAGAATCGCAATATCGGCGGAATATTCGCTTCATATAACTCTATGTTGGTGTTTGCGAATTCATATCCATTTGGCTTCAATCTGCGTGTTTTTCCATCACGTGCTGTATATGTTTCCTCATACCACAAATTCTTCACACGGTTCATCACACCCGTATTCTTAAATACTAACATCACGAATTTGTGATTTTTTCCACCATCAAAACCATATAACTTCTTTTTTTCAACAATTTCACAGCTTTCATTTAATACACTTAACTCGTAATATTTTCCTATCTTCGTTCGTATATGTCGAATAAATGATGCCTTAGTCGCATTTGTCCAATGTTCAGATACTCTCACGTAGAAAAATGGATGATAGTCATCAACAAATATTGAACAGGTCTCACCTTTCTCGTTTATACCAAACATCTGAATACGAAATTCCTTATTGTCTGTACTGTTTCCACCATTTTTATATTTTTTATTACGTGAACTTCCATCGCCACATCCACTATCTGATGATGCCGAATGTGAACCACTTGACGCAACTGATGATGCATCGTCGCCTGTTCCACTATGATCGCGCGACTTTTTATCTTCTTCGTCGCAAACATTGAAATCCAATAATCGAAATGATGCTTTTGATACCTTTATTTCATCTTTTTTAGGTACTATTTTGAATTTTCTTGGTCCGGATCCAACATTACTTACTCGTTTTATTGACGACATTATAATGAATGAAATTACTAATCACGTATCTTTGACTGAATATATGGTATTTGTTTGTTTCTTTATGTTTAGTTTCAATTTTCAAATTTAATACTAATTTCATATTTTTGAATGTATTCGATGTATTACGAATACATTCAATAAATCTACTATATATCTACTAATTTTACTAAAATATATTTTCTTCAAATTGTCGTATCTCTTTACGCATGTCTTGATCTTCTTCTATTATCCTTTTCAATTTTGGATCAGCTGCGATCAACTCTGGCTTTATTATTATTACTATATATCCTATAATCGAAATCGCTAAATATGCAACAATTAACCACGAAACCCATCGATACGAAAAGCAAGTTTTATTCGCAACCCATACAAAAAATACAGATATCAATACAGACATCGTTAATACGATTATCGTTGTTCCTGCAACATAAATGTCTAGAATATTTATTATAATTACGCAGACTAACACTATCGTCGCTAGTGGGCATATCGTAAAATTTAAATTCATTTTTGAAATAAATACCTTGAATAGATACCTTGAATAGATACCTTGAATAGATATATATATTATATGATATAATTACTTATTATTATCAAAGACCGCCGGAGTTTTTATTCTATTCCTAACAGTTCTTACCTTGTAGTGTTTTCGCATTTCTCGATGTATATTATCTAACACGTTACGATTCGGTTCTGTGAATACTACATCTACGTTTTTTTGGTTTTTTATTGTGGACATCCTCTTTCTATTACTCGATCTCGATCTCGATTTCGATGATGCTTTTTTATCTGCTGATATAGTCGTCGCCTTTTCTGATTTTTTATGGATAGGAAATTTCTTATTATTTGTGATCCAATGCAACATTTTATCGTACACACGTATATCACTATATTCCTCACCACGTTTACCATTTAAAACAAACATAATCACTGGTACACCTTGAATGTCTTTAGGTACATCTTTTAAATTATTCATTATTTGATCTTTGTTATCCATCGTTTGAACTTGAATATCTGCTATCGTTAATGTACAGTTTGGCTTTTTGCATTTATAATTATTTACTAGCTCGTTTATTACTTTATCCCAATCTTCTCGCATTTCAAGACAATGCCCACACCAATCAGCATAAAACTTCACTATCAATCCATTCGTTTCCGGATTCTCTTTTACTTTTCGTGTTATGATATTTAACGCATTCACATCTTCTACTTTACTTACTTTTATATTTTTTATCATTGTATATTATATTATTGTATATTATATTATCATATATTATATTGACCAATATGAATCAACAAGTTATTCGCGAATTAAAAAATATAATTATACCGATCACACGTTATAGTAATATGTTTCGTGTTTTATTAGTAGTAATTCTATTTTTAATTGGAGCCTATATCACATCTATTACGCCATCTGCTGTTAAATTACCAGAAGGATATGTGAATGCAGAGTCGTTGCGTATGCTCGGGCAAAGCGCCAGTAAAGAAGGATTTGATGGTAGTCAAAGCGGCGGAGTCGGTATGGACACTCTCAATGACCAACGATGCCCGAATATTCTTATTCAACACGGAACTGAAATATTTCTTTATAATTCAAAAGTCGCTAAAGTGCCTGGCGTAAATCCTATTCGTTTTAAAAGTTTAGAAGATTACGGTGAATTTATGGAATGGCTTCACGGACGCGGTATTCGTTGCCCTATACTTTTCCTTCAATATTCGTACGACACTCAAGGTAATCCCGTTTATAAAATAAGACCGTCTCCTCTTGATTTACAAGGTGGTCTTTCTCCAAATGTCCCTTATTCTCCTGCACCGGCAGCTCTTGTCCAAATGATGGATGCTTCTCGTGATAATCCTCCTTTTAACAACGAAATGTATGCCGGGTTTGATCCTCTTAATTTTAATATGGGCGACCACACTCCACTTGATGCCGCTTTTCGTGAGAAAGAGTTGACTATGACTTACAGTGATAACCCTATGGATGCGAACTGGGGAGGCACTCGTTATTCTGAAGCAGTTGTTAATTCTGGCGTTTATGCCGATCGTACACGACCCGATGGTCGTTCTAATACATCTGCCCTTATGCCGTTGGATACATCAGCGAATCCAAAAATTCGATATTCTTCTGCGCGTTATGCGAGTGACGCTGTTTCTACCGGACAAGGATCGGATAAAAAATGGGGGCGTGCAGAACCAGTATTACCTTCTACAATGTGATTGTCTTGTTATTATTCATTTATGCTATATCCAAATTATAGTATAAATCATTCCTTCATTTCATTCCTTCATTTCATTACTTCATTTCATTACTTCATTTCATTACTTCATTTCATTACGTCATTTCATTCCGTATATTACTTTGTATCTATATATCTAGAGCAGTCTTCTAACGTCAGTTTAAACTTATTCATCGTGTTTAGTTCATTCATATGACGAACAATATCCTCCATTTTTCCTTCTCCGTGCACCTCCTTAGAAACATTTTTCAACGAATTAACAATCTTTGCATTTACCCACTCATCCATATTATCGATGATCTGGCTATAGTGATTATAATGCTCATCCATATTCAGTGATTTTTGGGTTTTTGATGCGAGCTCTTCCTGTCTCTTTGCGATTGTTATTATGTCTCCATCATTCTCGTCATCAAGAGGTCCCCCTTCTCCCAGTTTATTCTTGTCTCCTCGACCAACTAAACCTTCAATCATCGTGAATTGACTTCCTAATACATATTTTACTGCTACAAATAGAATAATTAATATTATTCCTAAAACAATGTATTTTACCATCACATCGCTTGAATTATCCTTTGCTGACGGAATTAACGATTCCATTATATTTATATATACTTCTTAATTATATTTAATCTACTATTGTGACATATAATTAGATATTTTATTCATATTATTTGCGTATTGTTTTAGTTGTTTTTCTTTATTTTTTACGAAGTGTCTTGTTTTTACGATGTTTATTTGCTATCGTTTGTTTTCTTCTTTTTTCTAATAATGAAAACACATTTTTTCTAGTCTTTTTATTCATTTTTGGTCTCTTCGTTGATATATTGTATTTTGATTTATTGATTACTTCATTGCGAAGCATACTACCAATCCCACTGATTAACTTAATTTCAAGGTTAGAACCAGCTTTTTTAGATTTAGATTTTTGTTGACTATGTGATCGTAATGTTTGTAATCTCAATGCTGCTTGCCTTGCGTTTTCTATTGCTTCTAATCTTTTACTTTTTTTTATATATATTCGTCCATTTCGTTTTTCTGCTGCTGCTGCTGCTTTTGCGTTGTCTGCTGCTTCTGCTTCACTTGCTTCTACTGCTGCTGCTGCTGCTGCTTCTGCTGCTGCTGCTGCTGCTGCTGTTGCTCTTGCTGCTGCTGCTGTTGCTCTTGCTGCTGCTGCTGTTGCTCTTGCTCTTGCTTCTCCTGCTCTTGCTTCTAGTGCTCTTTCTTCTACTGCTTCTATTGGTTGATTATTTTGCGTGAGTAGAGTTGGTGTTTCATTAAATATATCAAAATGATTGTTGTATCCTTGAGTTATCTTGAAAGCATTAATGGGTGGAAGCGAATGATTAAATTCTATAATATAAATAGCTTTAATGTTATTGGAATGATTATTATTAGCGATATTGCTGTATACATTATTTACTTCATAAAATATATAAACAGTTTCAGCATCTCTTTGATCTTTTTGAATGAAAAGTGCATTAGTAGAGTTGAATAGAGAACTAAGTACGTGAAATAATCCTTTCATTATACAAGTTTTAACGACATCTAACAATTTTGTACTTTCTTCCGTATTAATTATTTTAATTATATCTGGTATTTCAAAATTTATTATGTTGTGAATTCTTGTGATATAATCATTCAATATATTCCAAACATCTATATAAAGTGACTTTTCTAAGTCAGTAATGCTCATCTCAGATACATCAGATAATGCATCATATATTTTATTTAAAATTGCATTTAAATCACTAATACTCGAATCAACATTAATTTGCGGTGGTTGTTCGAGAAACGAACCTACATATTGTGTTGTCGTTGTTACATCATAAATATGCCTTGTTCGTGAGTCTTTCAAAATATTCATAAATGTTTGTGAGAGACTTTGTCCCGATAGGGTTCGTGCTTGTTGTTCATTAATTAATGCAGACAATTCTGCAGCATTTTTATATATTTCAAACTCAAGACTTGATGTTAATAATTTATCCAAAGTATGCATTAATTCCATTTTTGTACACGCATACCTATCGACATATTCTGATGTAATAGAATTATCAAAAAACGTTGTATCCTTTCCAAATAATAGATAACACATCGATTCCCACCATCCGCCCCCCATCATTTTTGAATGACTACCCCCTTTTACCTCTTTCACTTTAATGTTTTGTGTTTTTTTAAATACTTTATAATAAAAACATATTCTTAACAGTAGAGGATTAAAGATTTCTAATTTATAATTAAGTGGAATCTCTCCTGGATTAGTATGTACTAAAATTATTTTATTATTTAAATTATCTACGCATTTTTTCACACACAGTACGGTTTTCTTGTATATTATACCTTTAGCCTCCTGGATTGTTCCAAGGGCTGTTAAATATGCTTGCATATTTTTATAACCTTTCATACCTTTAACTCTTAGATCATAACACATAACTAATTCAGCAAATTTTGTTATTGCTATTGTATTCACATAAAATTTTTTACCAATAGGATTCCATCCTACAAAAATAGTTGGTTCACCTGTTGAAGATTCAGGAACTAATGATTTATTGACTTGTATATCGGCTTTTAAATAATTACATCTACAGCAAGCCATTTCATAATTGGGTCTGTATAAATCTCTTAAATACGCCTCTTGACGATCTTTTTTTTTAAGAATATCACTACCAATCATAATTCCAGATACAAGAAACATAGCGCCAAGTTCAATTATATGTTCACACGAAAATACCACAGGTTCTAAACCATCATTTTTACCGTTATGCTTATTTGCTTGAGCTCGGTCCTCACTAGTTTCACTATATCCACAATACGCGCATGTATATTTTATTGTATCAAATTCACTCATTGCCGCTTTGCATTGTCCTTCTATTCCAGCATATCCCAAATGTTGACCTTGTTCGACAAGCCCCCTCATCCAATACGCATTAGGTAATATGGTTTTAATAGTATTACCAATAGACATTCCTATATCTCTCCATATCTTGAATCCTTCTACATTATCAAATAGTCTTCTTCTTACTTCATATGTTTCCGGCGAAATGATACCTTTTGCTATTGCTTTATCAATTAATGTATCTTCATTTAAGAATTCGGGCAGTTTTTGATTTAGATCTGCTGTATTAGTATTAGCTTTCGCCAAGTCTAACTGGTAAAACACACCACGTAGGTCTTTTTCATTCTTCCCAAGAAGATTATTACTAAGTCTATAAAAATCAATACTTCTAAAAGTGTTATCAACCAACGCAGTCATTCGCGCTTGAAAGGTATATTACCTATATTAAATTATCATTATAAAATAATTTGTTAATAATGATACAACGTTACTAAATATTACTATGTTGTTTCTCACATCATTTTATACTACGTGTCTGGTTTCTTCTATGTTTCAGTTTCGCTGTTTGCGTCTTGTTCGTTCTTGTCTTCTGAAATTTTGCAGTCGGTCTTCTTTTCCCCAATAATGAAAACCGATTCTTTCTCGTTTTTCTATTCATTTTTGAATACTTATTCGAACGCTTATTCGATTTCGCATTTCTTTTTGAACCGCCTTTTAATTTGTATTGCATGTTTCCAATTTTAACGAACTCGAAATCGGAACCAAACGTACCAATCTTAATACGATTATCGGGTTTGAATGACTCATCATCGTAAAGATATTGTCCATATCTATAATATGTTTTGCCTGCAACTGTTACAATCTTAGCTATACTTGTTATAAGCGTACCTTCATCATTTATAATGTAACGTGTAGAATCCTTATTCAAAATAAAAAATGTTTTGCCTCCTTCATTCATAATTTCATACTCTGGAATCGTTTGGGTTATGAGTAAAACCATTAACCAACTTTCTATATGCTCTTTCAAGGTCAATCCATTCAAAGATATTACCTCATGACCGTAAGCATCTTCTCCTGTACGTTCAATGGGTCGATCCCAATATAAATCATCTAATAAACATTGACTACCATTTCTTCCTGATATAGGTAGTGCTTTTTCCAAATATTCATAATAATAACAAGATAAAAATGTTACAATTAAGTTCGTTGCATTTTCTACGTTACCTTCACAAATCGTCATAACATCAAGAGATTCAATTTGTAAAACCGGAATTGTATTAAGACGTGCGCCATATCTTTGCAACAGAATATTTAAAAACATCTCAATGAGGTTTCTTAACCAAAAATGTCCTACCTCAAATAAAGATACACCTACCTCTTTACAAATATTTTCTAATTCTTGTTTTGAGCCTTGGTGATTACCAACTACAAACTTTTGGTTTACTCGAAACTGGTGATAATCGTATGTATTAGTCAACCGCACATTATCGTCACTTGGAACACGTATACTCACATTTGAACTTCTTCCATCTTTCGCGCGATATGCTGCTGCTGCTGCTGCTGCTGCTCTTTGAGTCTCTATGATATGTTGTTGAGATGCAATTAAATTCCCTTGAGCATCAAAAAGTTCGGTAGGTATAATATCAATATGATTCGGTTGAAATGTATCAATTGTTATTGTTGTTGTTGTTGTTGTACACGTAAACATTTTTTGTCCTCCTCTTTGTATATTACCTCCTCCGCCCCCTCCTTGTGATGGATATTTGATATTTCCTTTTATTACAGCAAAAACAAAATCTACAAATTGCTTTTTATGTATGGGCGTTAAAGGTATTGGTGGTGATATATATTTCGATGACTCTAATAGATTACTTACTTTTAACGCAACAATCTGCTTATTTTTACGCTCTATGAAACTATTTACTTTAAATACTTTAAATAATGCTTCCATATCACTTCCACGCGCATTCTTATTCGTATCGAGTGATAATGCTATAATTTCGCCAAAAACCGATAAAACTCCTTGTATATTTATCTCAAGATGCTGAAAAATTTGTATTAAGCCGTCTGCTGTTGCTACTGCTGTTGATGTTACTAAGTTGTTTAATGCTGCTGCTGCTCCTGCTGCTCCTGCTTGTTCTGCTTGTGCTGCTTGTGCTGCTTGTGCTGCTAGTGCTCCTGCTTGTAGTTCTTGTATTTGTGCTACTGTTTTATCTGCTAAGATTTTTAAAAAATTATAAACTATATCAAAAAGTTGTTGTATATGACTTATAGTTTCAATTAAACTATTTAAATAACATGTTATAGAGCGTCCACAAGTATAAACCACTGTAGAAGTAATACCAATTTGGTTTACAGCTATAGCACTCAATAATAATTGTTTTATACCATCGTTGTGAGATTTTACTTTTAAATAATTTCTTTTAACCAACAATTCATATATTAATCTAGGGTCGCTGACTGGACACCAATGTTCAAACTCACAGGTTTTTATTTTTTCTTTTTGGTCAGTCGACGCCGCCTGTAATGTCTGAGCACTCCCATCGAACTGTTTAACAAATGGAATATTCATCAACAAACAACGTAAACGAATCATTCCATCTCCAGTCGAAATAGCTACTCTACCTTGTCCTTTTTGGGTGAAATCATTATCAGCTATAAAAGTAGTTATACATAGAGCTTCATCTCCTAAAAATTTTAACAAAAATCGGATAGAATCTTGCATTTGAAGCCCCCCCACAGTTCCAAAATTTTCATTTGCACGTGAATTTTTGTATTCATTAGGTGCACAAATATCGCCCTCGTCCCCCATAACCCAATTAACAGGTTCTCCTCCGTTGACTGAGTATGTTGCGCTAACAAAATTTTGTGCGACTGGTAAGAATATGTTGCGCAATACATTGATAACAACATTTTGTCCATAAATAACGGCATTTATCATAGTGTGACTGATACCGTCTTGATCTACTTTATATTTACAACCAATAAGAGTAATGTGATTCATACCTACATATATAGGTGACATGTCTAATTCTTGATCTGCTGATGGAAATAATTCAAGAGTTCCATCGAGAATCATCTGATTATGGGCATTTTTTACAAAATGTGCTCTTGGACCATTATCGATAGTGGAACCATGCCCAACTAAGGATATAACGCCTGGATTAATTGATCGTGGCGGATACCCAGCATCACTAACAAACCTACAAATCTCAGGCAACCGACACTCTGTTGTTAGAGCAACATTTGGTTTGTAAAAAAATCTATGTGTAGTAAATGTACCCCTATCTTTTGCGTATGATTCTACAAAATCAGTTAACTCTTTTTTATATTTTGATTCCCAGATCGACATATTACTAGTTAATGTTTCAATCACCCCCGACACCGGGGGTTGAGCATTTACACCAAACGATTTAAGTATGGATCGAGCTATTATGATGTTAGCTACTTTTGTTCCACTAACACGAAACATATCTTTAAGCATATCCAGCAAAGTTAATAGCTTATTATTAGACAATCCTTGAACCACATTAGAATCAGTCAATACTGGTGGTACACCAGTTTGTGGTAATACTATTCCAGCCATTATATATATATATATATAATATAATATCTTCATCTGTATCAACACAAATATTTATATATCTTATCAATCGTCGCCTTTCCTATTTTCCGTATTTGATGTTTATCTCTCGAACTACTACTACCTTCTTTTGCGGTTTTATCTTCTAAATCGGCTGCGTCCATATTTCCTTCTATGCATTTACTGTCTTTATATCCATGTATTTCGATATCTGCAAAACATTCTGCTAATATTTTCGATGGGGGTGGTATCTTATTTGTTGTAGTATTAATATAACTGTCTTCGAATTTATCGGTTTTTCGTTTCAAATCATCTAAAAACTCAAACATCGAATTATTATATTTTTTCATAATCGCTGCCGCTATCTTCGGACTCACACCCGGTATATTCGACAACATTATTTCACCTATATTTTTCGGTGTGATAAAGTCTCTTTTCTCTTTCTTCACCGCTACTTCTGAATAACTGTAATCACTTTCTCCTTGTATCTTTCCAGATACTGGTTCTGGTTCTGGTTCTGTTACCGTTCTGCAACGATAATACCCAAACCCTCTGCCGCTCTCCGTCCCAGTTTCGTTCGTACTATTACTTTGTATCTTATCTGCAAAATTCACAATAAATGCTGCCGTTTCATCAGTATTCATCGTCCTATACACCGAAAATCCTTTGTGATAAAGCAATGAAACCATCGCACTTTGTATCGCTGTCTTACTAATCCCTCCACGCCTTTCATCATATTTCAAGAGATCGCCTTCAATAATATAAATAATATTGTGATTATGAAGTATCGTTTTTTCAAGTCGAAATGACTGCTCTTTATATCTACCATCTTTAATACTCGCAGCCAAGTCATATAACGTTTTTCTCTCGAATAATACATATATATCGTCATCTCCTCTTTCGATAGACATATCCCCGATCGGCATCCTCGCGCTTATTATTTTATGTCTCGCGCCGCTTCCTCCGCCGCCGCCACCACCACCACCGCCACCACCGCCACCACCATCTGTTATTTGATCATTTTCTTCGTTTATTTCTTCGTTTATTTCTGAATGATCGATAGATTTACTCTTCCCATTCCTCTTTCCACATTTCTCTATGCTATCTGGTATCGGTACTTGTATAGTCATTCCATCACCTAAATCCATTATATGAAATTTTGTTACTGGTTTCAGTACCACCGGTTTTTTTGATACAGATTTATCCTTTTCACTATTCAATGTGATATCTACTATTTTTGCATAGATCTCTCTCTCTCGGCAATCTACTTTTATTATCATTTTATCCTTCTACTATTATTTTATTACTACAATGTACGCCTTATATTCTTTTTGTTGTGAAACACGCGTATGAAAATCATACTGTACGTGTGTTTGTGTTTGTGTATACGTATCTACGTATCCTAAATCAATGAACTTATAATTTGGGTCCTGAATTCCTCGCTGGACTTAATCTCTCGATAAACCTAAATATAAAGTCTTTGTGTTTTGCCGGTTCTGATATCGTATTTCTCATTGCGAAACTACGCATCTGCCCCGTTCCAGAAGGAACAGATCCACCCTTTTTATCACCACCACCGTTTACCGTATCCGACTTTATTCCATTCGTCGGACTAACGCTACTAAATAAAACGCGTCTCGCTACCTTTGAATTCACCATTATAGGGTTTGCTTTTCTTATATATTTACCTAATATATTATTATTATTATTAGTTGTCTTACACCTTTTCTCATGAGAAAAAGTGTAATAATACTATTTGTATACGATACGCCTGGACTGGACCGGACTGGACCGGACCGGACTAACGTGAATTTAAGTACTCGCGCAATTCTTGGTCCAAGGTTGACGACCAGTACCACCAGTAAGCTTGCAATTGAAGATCAGATTCTTGTCCTTCAAATATTGATACTGCTCACCGCAAGTCTGATATTTGATCTTACCAAGACAATCGCAAGTCATTCCAGCTTGTTTGTACGCCAAAGCTATCGCGGAACTACGACCAACAGACGGTGCGATACCAGGCATACTACCAAAATGACAACCCTTGCTTGTGAGTGACGCGGCTTGACGAACCCTTCTTGGAGCGTTTGAAAGAACCATTATAATAGTAATGAATTATAAATATTATAAATATTATAAATATTAAAATTATATCATTGAATATAATTGATTTCACTTAAATACATTTTTATAAAGTATATAGTTATATCCATTTACCATTTATTCTATGTTTCGTCACCGCAAAGCTTCCTCCCAAAAAATTCCGTCCGGTTCTTCCACTTCCGGCACAGATTCTGATGAATCTGAAAATATATTGCTAAACATTACCGAAAATGCGAATGCGAATGTGAATTCGAATATCGATTCAACTGCATCTGCTATTGATATCGGCGGCGGCGTTGGTGGCGGCAAAAATATATACAATGATGATGATATTATACGAGTTGAAGATGGAAAATACATTTTCAACCCATACAATACTGAAAACTACGAAGTAAATATAACAGATGTTGAAACAATTCTTGCTAAATATGGTGTTCCATCTCAAGTTCACAACATTGAATTATATCGCCGCGCTTTTGTTCATCGTTCATATACTAAACGCCCCAAACTGCTAAATGAACTCGAAAATATCACATTAGTAGAACAGCCTGAAGGCGCGATGCCTCTCCGAACAAAATCAAACGAACGTCTCGAATTTGTTGGCGACGGTGTTCTCGAATGTATTACTAAATATTATCTTTATCGGCGTTTCCCTAAAGAAAACGAAGGGTTTATGACCGAAAAAAAAATCGCGATTGTTAAGAATGAAACCATCGGTAAATTCGCACTTGAAATGGGATTACACCGCTGGTTCATTATCTCTAAACACGCAGAAGAAAAGAAGACCAGAACCAATCTTAAAAAATTAGGTTGTTTATTTGAAGCGTTTATAGGTGCATTGTTTTTAGATTTTAATAAGGTACCGATAAACGACGACGACAAATGGTTTGAAAAGATATTTACGTGTGGACCTGGTTTTCAAATTGCGCAAATATTTATCGAGAATGTTTTCGAGCAACATATTGATTGGGTTAGTCTAATTAAAAATGATGATAATTATAAGAATATTTTACAGGTCAAGATTCAGAAGGAATTTAAGACAACTCCGGATTATATTGAATTATCGCGTGATCCCGAACAAGGTTATACAATGGGACTGTTTTTATGTTTAGGACAACCACTACACGAAGTAATTGAGCGCCCAGATACCGCGATTTCATTTCAAACATTACCAAATGGTTTCGCGAGTATTCATCAAATGATCGATAAAACTGGAAAAGCATTCATATTCTTCGCGCAATCTTCTCATAAAATTAAGAAAAAAGCAGAACAAGTTACGTGCGAATTAGCGATAAAAATGATCGTATCATCTACTAAGTTGTAGAATCTTCAAAATAACCATATTTTTGAGTGCGTTATTTTTTATGTTATTATATTTATTCTATATATAGTGTTCTATATAGTATCAATATTATGCAAGGTACAAAACCCGCGATAGTATCACAGTTAGGGAAGAAACCTAATCTTAAAAAAGAAGATAATGAAACACAAGGAGTCATTCTAAATTTTAAGCGCTCTCTTCCTGCTTCTGCAGTTAAACGCCCCTCATCTGAAAATATGAGCGATTTTAAAAAGATGTCCGCTCCAGCTTCGAGTGCTTCTGATGAAGCTATAATTAATAGAGGTAGTGAAAGCGGTAGTGAGAGCGGTAGCGCTAGCGAGAGCGAAGATGTCGGAACGCAATTTGCATCGAAAAAAAGATCATCCGCTGCATTTACTGATAAGCGTAGTGTAGTCGAAATAGACAGAGATAAAATATTCAACATGGTACAACGACTACGCGTCGCACCACGTTTACCTGCATTAGTCGCCACCACAAAGCGAATCGATGTCTCTGAACTAGATAAAGCTACACTTGATGCACGAGTTCCAGAGATGGAAATAACAGTTCAACCTGAACAAGACGAAGGACCTCAAGCAGTTAAACTGAAAAAAAGTGCGATTTTAACAAATATGCCTGAGATTAAAAGAAATAAATCTGATGCCGCTGCTGATACTGAGGCTTTTGCCGATGCCGATGCCGATGCTGAGGCTTTTGCCGGTCCAGGTGTTAGCGCTGATACAGAAAATATTATGGTCGAGTCCGCAGCAGAACCACGAGTCAAGGTAATTAAAATTCGTCAGAGAAAACCAAAAACTGTGCCTATCTTACCAGTTTCAAGCGCGGCTTCAATCGCAAAAGAACAAGTAACGAAAATCGCACAAAAATCGAAAGATGACGCAAAACGAGACGATAAATATGCATTATCAAGCGCGGTTATGATCGGTGATGAAATTGTATCACAACGACTTCCACAAAAAAGAGAACTTCCACAAATTCAAGCATCCGAATTTTATATGAACAATCGTTCCAAATTTATTCAATACATTAATTCACTTTTTCACACCTATCGCGAAGAATTAACATCCGGAGACAGTGAAATTTCTTGTGAAGCACTCTACGGTGGCGACGATTCTTCCGCTGTTTCATTATTAACTCACCAAAAAATAGTTCGCGACTATTTAAACATATTTTCGCCATATCGCGGGCTATTACTATTTCACGGGTTGGGTAGTGGAAAAACTTGCTCATCAATAGCCATCGCCGAAGGACTTAAAACATTTAAAAAAATTATTGTTATGACCCCCGCTTCCCTACGTATGAACTTTATGGAAGAAATGAAATCAAAATGCGGCGACCTTATGTATAAAAAAAATCAATTCTGGGAATTTATTCCTTCTCGCGGTAATGCAGCACTCACCGATACATTATCATCTATTCTAGGTATCAGTAAAACGTTTATTAGTAGACAAGGTGGTGCTTGGCTTGTTAATGTTAAAAAACCTAGCAACTATGAAACTGAATTAACACCTGGAGAACGTGTTACTGTAGATAAGCAAATTAATGAAATGATTCGCGAAAAATACGAATTCGTCAACTATAACGGTCTTCGTTCCGATTATCTTAAAAAATGGTCAAATGACTATTCACAAAATCCGTTTGATAATAAAGTTATAATTATCGATGAGGCGCATAACTTTGTGAGTCGTATAGTCAATAAACTCAAACGACCCACCACGATGGCTTATCGTCTCTATGACTTTCTTTTGAGCGCTCAAAATGCGAAAGTCGTATTATTAACCGGTACACCTATCATCAACTATCCAAATGAAATTGCTGTTTTATTCAATATTCTTCGCGGAAATATAGATAATTGGGTTTTCACTATCGATAACTCTAAAAGCGCACCTGGCGCACCTTCAAAACTCAATCTAGAAACTTTCAAGGAAATATTTGGTCTCACTAACACCACAAATTCTATCGGTGCTAAATCTGGGAAGGCTGGAAAAGGATCTGGGTCGGGGGCTGCGGCATCTCGTAACGCCTCTTTTGCGAGAGGCATCGGTCTTTCGTTCGATAACCTCGAATATAATCCTAGAAATCATCATTTAATGATTACTCGAAATCCTTTCGGTTTTGTTCGAGATTATGATCCCGTATCTTCCAAATATAAAGGTGTTATTCGTCGCGGTGATCCAAGTGCAATTGTTGAAGAAGAAATGCCGTCTCGCGCCGATAGCGGAAGCTCTGAAGCACAATCACTTATTTCTATACAAGATCATACAGCCACCGAAAATGGCGTATTAAGTGATACAGCATTCGAAAAGGCTATCATCCAAAAACTCGCAGATAATGGACTCGTGGTTACACGCGCATCGTCTAATAAACAAGTACCATATACCGCATTACCATCCAATAAAGATGAATTTAATAACTTTTTTATCGACCCACAAACACTCGAACTAAAAAACCGCGATCTCTTTATTCGACGTATTTTAGGACTCACATCATACTTTAGAAGTGCTCAAGAAAAACTTCTTCCTTCTTATGATCCAGAAACAAACTTCCACGTTATCGAAACCGAAATGAGCGATTATCAATTCGCCATTTATTCACGTATTCGTGATATCGAGAGAAATCAAGAATCTCAATCAAAGAAAAATGCAAAACGCGGCGGTCCTGGTAAAGGTAAAAAGGCTGCCGGAACCGGTACCGGCGACAATACTGATAATATTTATGAAGATGTTTCTTCCACTTATCGCATTTTTTCACGCGCTTTTTGTAATTTTGTATTTCCGAAAGGAATTCATCGACCTCTACCTGGCGACACTGAAAGCGCATCCGGAGCAATTTCCAAGGCAGCTGAACTCGGCGGTGAGATTGCGCCAGAAGAGGACCTCGCCGCACGGATTACTCGCGTATTCACAAAGGGTGTTTCCGGTGAAGTCAAACGCAGTAGAAAACCGAAAATCGGTGATTCTGGTGCTGCCGCTGCAGCTTCTGCGGATGAATCCAATCCCGAACAACTCATCGACGAAAATATGATTGATGGAATCGAAATTGATGAAGACCACGAAGATACTATTATTACTGGTGAAGTAAATGATGACGCACCTATCCGCGTCGGTGTAGATATCGAATCAGAGGAAATGTCTAGTAAAACAGAGGCAACCGCGCGATTGAGCAAAAAGGCATACGTTATGCAATATCAAACCGCTATCGAAAAATCTATGCGAGATCTACAGTCACACGCAGTTGACTATTTAACCCCAGATAAACTAGCAACATATAGCCCTAAATTTCTTCATTTACTCCAAAATATATTATCCACTGAAGAAGACGAACGACGCACAGGACTTCATCTTATTTATAGCCAATTCCGCACTTTAGAAGGAATCGGTATCTTAAAACTAGTTCTAGAAACAAACGGCTTCTCTCACTTTAAAATAAAACAATCATCTCTCGGTGATTGGACGATCGATATGACTCCTGAAGAACGATCACGCCCTTGTTTCGCACTTTACACTGGAACGGAAACACCCGAAGAGAAAGAAATCATCCGTAATATATTCAACAGTAAATGGAAAAATGTCCCGAAAACAATTCTCGACGTTCTCACGCCAAGTTATTCTAATAATATATCTGGTCAAGTTATTAAAATTCTTATGATTACCGCTTCAGGTGCAGAAGGTATCAATCTTCGTAATGTTCGTTATGTTCATATTACTGAACCATATTGGCATCCCGTTCGTACCGAACAGATTATTGGACGTGCTCGCCGTATCTGTAGCCACATCGATCTTCCAGAAGATCTCCGAACAGTTGATGTTTATTTGTATGTTTCTCGTTTCAGTGGTCGGCAAATCGCAATCGATAATGACGAATCACTCAGTATACGAATGAACGATAGAAGCAAGACCGATAATGTTACGCCTATGACTACCGACCAATCACTATATGAAATATCTAACATTAAAGCTCGAATCACAAAGCAAATATTGACTGCAGTCAAAGAATCTTCGTTTGATTGTATGATCCATTCAAACCCCGATTCAAAAGAACAGCTTAAATGTTATTATTTTGGTGCAGATGTGAATGAAGAATCACTCGCGTATAAACCCGATATCCGGGCAGACGACGACGATAGTAGTTCTAAACTAAATAAAAAAACGATTCAAACCGTTTTATCGGAAGTAGTTATTAGCGGAAAAGTATACGCAATCGATAAAGCGACCAATATCATTTACGATTATGAACAATCAAAAATGAAAAATCAAATACGTGTTGGCGTTCTTCTAGCCATTCCCGCTAATCCTAAAACCGGCGAACCAGCCAAGTATAATTTTGTCCCTGATACCTAAAATTGAAAGCTGAATGTCGGTATGAAAAATCACTATATAGTCTTACTACCACTTTCTATAATGAATACATAATCAATGCATTATTTATTCATTATTTATTCATTATTTATTCATAAGAAATCTCTCGGCGATCTCATTCTGTTTCTTCGATATCTCATCGATATTACTCTTCATTTCATATATTATTCTTTCTAGCTTCGCAATCCGATCATTCATTTCGACCTGGAATTTCTCGTTTGGTTGTACATCTGGCTGTGATGGCTGTGATGGCTGTGATGGCTGTGATGGCTGTGATTTTCGTTTTAATTTACTATATATATCATCTAACTCTATTTGTGGTTTTGAGTCATAAGATAATTCTGTACTATTCGGATTGTATTCAATTGTTATATCGTCCGAGAAACGCACTTTATTTACTTGAGATTGGGATACTGCAGGTGCAGGCGCAGGTGCAGGCGCAGGCGCAGGTGCAGGACTTCGTATTATCATTGCATCATAATTGCGTGCTTGATTCCCTTCCTTGGGTAATATACGGTTTGTTATTTCGATTAAATCACGCTCTCTCATAGCAATTCTATCAGAAATTAATTTATTAATATCATCACATAACGGTGAATCAATCGTTTCATCATATTCGCTAGTGTTCGTTTTTCGTAATATATCGCCACCACCACCACCACCACCACCACCACCACCACCCCCGCTACCTTTTCCATATTCTCCTCCAACATTATCTGACGTGGAATACGATGGTTTACTTAGAGTGATCGGCAATGACGCCGATAACGCTACATTTTCTGCTACCATTGACGTGATATCTATTATATCTGGCGGTGACCTGCGTATCACATTCTTATCTGCGAAATCTATCATACGCGGTCTGGGTTTTTCTAAGTATGCGCGTGTTTCTGCCTCTTTCTCTCTCAATTTATTCTCAATATCATACCTATTATGATTTCGTATATCATCTGCTGTTACTAATTGTTTTCTCTCGTAATTCATCTCTGGAATCAATATCGCGAGAGATTCAACCGCTTTACGATTTAAATCTATTAATGACGCATTCGGGTTAGCTATGGATATCTTATGTAATGTACTTTCAAACACACGCTGCACCTCAGGCAACGATACATTTTTCGGTATTGTATCAAATATTCCCTCTTCCATTAACACACCCCACAATAATTGCTTGTTTTCTGTGCTTTCAAGAATCGTAACCATTACTAATATCTATGATATCAGTATGTTCTATTATTTATCTTCTTATGTGTAATATACGTATTATACGTATTATACGTATTATACGTAATACTATTTTATATCAAAATGGTACTGGTTTTGTCGGAACTGGCTCATCTATATTAAAAAACTTACGCCTAAATCGTTGCATATACTTATCAGTTAATTTCTTTTTTTTGTCCATAAAATCGTGTACATTCATTTTGCCGGTCAGCATATGAATAATCATAAATAATGAATATACACCGCATTCTGTATTATTTCTCTGGTGCTCAACATCATTGATATATACTTTAAATTGAATACCATTCTCACTACCTTGATCTTTTACTGTCGTCATAAATTTACTAATTCTTGATTGTGGTGTATCACTCGTGCTATCAAAAAAGAATATAACCTTTGCTCGAATATCTATAAAAACAGATACCCAGTGCGCGCCTGGTTTATCGTGTGTATCTGTATTAAAAATTATTCCTATCTTATTCTTTCCGTTTTTTATATGTTTCGATAACTCGAACTCGCATAATTCCTCCCACACACATTTACCATTGTCTACGATCGCATCATAATCCACCGGTGATGGACCTATAAATACAAAAGATGGAACCGCGTGCTCATATTGTTTCATTGAATTCGCAATGTCTATACTCGATAACCACTCATTCGGATTTTTCTTCCACGTATCCGGTGCTTGTGGTGCAAAAGTATAGTTTATTATTTCATTATCCAACCCAGAAGATGTGAAATTCTGACGAAGCCAGCACGCCTCTGTATTGCATACATTTCGCATATATTCCTTTAATTTTGTCCATATCGTTCTTGGATCGGTATCTGTTATTTTTTTATCCGGATGACGCTTATTCCAAAGTGTTTTTATTTTATCGAGAGATTTTGAAGAATAACACGAAAAATCATTTTGGGCGCTTTCTTGACTTTTTGGCGCACACGTCACATTCACAAAGTTTTTACTAGTTTTCGTATCATCATTTTCTTCTGTTAGCGCCATCGTTTTCTATATATCAAAAACTAATATATATAGAATGTTATAAAAAATTGAATCTATGTGAACGACCAATTATGTTCATCACGGTTCTACCCTTCCTTATTGTTCGTTCGTCGTTCACGTAACAGCGTATTATAATCATCATAATGGTTTCTACCCGTTCTTCTTCTTATTCTTCGTCCAATTTGTCTCCGGCACTCGTTGTCGCATCATCTAAACCCAAAAATAAACGTTGCGGTAATATCTCTGCTGTTTCTGGTGCTGGTTCTACTGCTGATTCTAGTACTGGTTCACAGAGACCAAAGCGCACTACTCGAGTGTATAATCACGATGTCGAGTCAGGCGATACGAATGGTCGTTCTATATTTACCCGGTCTGCGAAGACTGCTGCGATGCGGAAATATAAAATTCACATTGGTGCTGCAAAAGAAGTATCGCCACCAAGTCATATCGATGAGCATCGTGTTTCCGTTCGAAGCCAAAAACAATCAAACACAGAAAAGGTGAATGAATTTGTACCACGACGAAGCACTCGCATACGTCGTCAAGTAAATTATAGCGATGATTGCGATCGCAATACGGTGGATGACGAGTCTGTCGACAATGAGTCTGTTGAATGTTATTCAGACTACAACATTAATTGTGCCGCAGAAGGACTGCTCCAGCTAAACTCAAACGAAAATTCTAAAATCGAAAACTCTATTTGCATCAATCCAGTATCTCCGTGTGTTCGGTATATGTCTCGCATTCAAGTATCCAGCTGCGATGGTAGCCAGAGTTACGTCACCTGCTATATCATATATAATTCAAAGACAAAACGATATCATCTACACAATAGTCATACAATGATTGAAATGATTGCGGATTCGCTTCAACAGTCATCGCCAACCAGAACTCATTTTCTATATACAAAATACTCATCCTATATTCAAGATATTATTGAGAAGTATATTATGAATGTGATTGTTCATAAAGGTATTCAAACTTGCGTTGTCGTCGATTATCTAGGTCTTGTTATGAGCGATACTGAATTTCAAGATCTATTCGATGAAGACACTGGCTGCGGTGATATCGAAGCACTCATTCAATCAAAAAATTCAAACCAAACAACGACACGCGATCGTGTATTCGTATTGACGCCACCAGTTACTTACCAGTTTTCAACATTTCACAATACTCACATTCAGGACATACTTTCCATTATTTCAGGACAATGCTAACGCTGCTCCCGTATTTACGGATTTATAGGTTGTGAAGAAGCCATCAGAGATGGCTGATCTTGTACAGTAGATAATTCACCACTTTTCTTGACTTTTTTTTGTTTTTTTTCTGCATTGTTCATCATTTCTAGATTATATTCTTTTATTTTCGGTAAAATCATCTGTTTCGGCGGTGGTTGCGTATAAAGCTCATTCGCAGGTTTCCTTCTCACATAATGATCTAACGTTGTTCTACGAATATCATAGGGTTTCATAAATATTTTATTATTATTATCATTATCATTATTATTATTATTATTATTATTATTATTATTATTATTATTATTATTATTATCACATTCATCCGTGGGAGTAAGTGTCGGAGTTGTATTATCAATAACTTCATCTTTATCACTGTCTGTATCGGTTGTGTCCTTGTAATCATTCTGTATCATATTTGATATATCTTTAAACTTCAAGTATTTTATACAAGATTTCACATACTCATTAAATGGTTCTGTGATGTCTTTATCTTCTTCGTATTTCTTATTAAAAAGATCTTTTGTGAGAGTTATAATTCGTTTTTTATAATACTTTTTTTCCTTTTTATACGTTGTTACGTGATGAATACTGTGCCCATCAGTTACCGATACTTCTTGGTTCAATGTTTCGCCATTTGGTCCTACTTTTGCTTTTATATATTTTTTATACTGTGTTCTGTTCGACATAAGAGTAAGCGTATACTCATCACAGTCATTCCAAGATGATATCGCATTCGCAGAATTTTCACTATTCTCTGTATTGGTTGTGACTGGTTCCATATTGTATTGTATTGTATTGTATTGTATTGTATTGTATTGTATTGTATTGTATTGTATTGTATTGTATTGTATTGTATTGTATTGTATTGTATTGTATTGTATTGTGATATATTATGTTAGGGGAATATCATAATATATCATACGAAATTATACAGTTATCGTGATCGTTTTTGCCGCATTGTTAAATGTTCTACAGCCATTGATTCCGCAGTTGCGCGAGGAAGAGTAAAATTATCCTTTTTAGGCTGAACATTATGGTTATCATTTGGAGAGGATTTATTATCTACACCACCAGTAAACCCTTCTTCTATATGATTTCGTATAATTTCTGATTGTCTCTTTTTCTTGTTAAGAACTTCATCTGGAATATAATTTGTAGCAGGTGTTATATTTGGTCCACCTTCACCTGTGCAAAACCCATCATATGTGCAATTTAATGTTCGTAATTGAAACCTAGTAGAATTCTCAAATGTTAATCTTCCTAAATCATGCGGATTTGGATTCATCGGCGCGAAATTAGTAGCACCATTTTCAAACAAATAAGGATTAGGCTGTACAACATCTCTCGTATCTATTGTGACTTGATATAAATCGCTTGTAGAATTAGGTACATATTCCGCGCGATCATTCCGTTGCAGTGCAAAATACTGATTACGAAGTGAGGACTCGAGGTTTACTCTCTCCGCCCAACCACGCCACGGCGCCTTCGCATTACCAGGATTAAAAACTGTTTCCGTTGTGAAGTGATGGTACGGCGGAATTCCCACTGAAGGAGTAGGTCTTTGCTCTAAAATAGGCATCATCGCGTATTTTGACGAGGACGGACGAACACTATATGCCGGCTGTAATATTGCTGACGGTATTACTCTATCTCGAATACGTTCATTTATCTCACCAAGACGCTCGTGATGATTCGTATATACTCCATTCACAACTCCATACATTTCCATTTTTATAAATAATAGTAATAATCGTATTATGTTATATTGTATTGTGAAAATATATTTTCAATAATGTATTTCAATAATGTATTAAAGATAATGTATTAAAGATAACGTTATACTTTATATAGTAATCGTAACTACCGTACCTACCGTAACTACCGTAACTATTCGTACCTAATGTGCGGGATTTTTTACTTCGAAACCATTTCTAAATTATCAATTTCTCAATTGAAATTTTTACAAGAACAGTTTATTATAACAAGTCATCGTGGTCCAGATAAGTCGATATTTGTGAATGATAATACGCGCGCGTGGGGATTTCATCGACTTTCGATTAATGGTATGGAATCTTCTGCAGACCAACCTTTTTTTCTAAAGAATTGTCGGCTCATTTGTAATGGTGAGATTTACAACTTTCGCTCCTTGATTACTGAATTTGAACTTGAAAATGAATATAAAAGCGGTTCCGATTGTGAGATTATTATTCATTTGTATCGTAAAATCGGAATAAAAGAAACATTGCGCCGTTTAGACGGTGTGTTTGCGTTTGTTCTTTACGATTATGATTCTGATGTTACTTTTGTTGCTCGTGATCCTGTCGGCGTTCGTTCGCTTTACATTGGTGTGATTAGTCACGATAGCACGTATGGGTTGCAACATAGTGATATTGTAGCAGCATCTTTAAACTCCGATCATTATGCATTGTGTATATCAAGTGAATTGAAATCGGCTCATTCATTATGCGATACGATCGCCCAGTTTCCAGCGGGTTGTTATATGGAATATAATGCGTCGATTTGCGGTGATGCGACTTTCAATCCTTATTATGATTTTGTTACAATCAGTAACGCCTCTGAGATTAATTCGCTTGGTAATTCCAATACAAGTTCGGACAAACAATTATCTACTCTCGCGAGAAAAATAAATAATATAAAGCTTACGTATACCTATCCTTCCATTGAAAAGGCTAACGCTGATATTGATGATAGAGAATTTGAGGCAGAAATTTGTGATAATCTTCGTAAATTATTCACGTCTGCTGTTACGAAACGTTTGATGAGTGAACGTCCGGTCGGATGTCTATTATCAGGTGGATTGGATAGTTCACTTGTTACCGCGATTGTGTCTAGAGAACTTAAGAAGAAGAACCCGAACACGACCTTGAATACATATAGTATCGGTTTGGAAGGGTCAGTGGATTTGTACTGGGGACGTCGTGTAGCAGAATATCTTGGAACGTGTCACCACGAAGTCATAGTTACAGAACTTGAGTTTCTTCTAGCAATTAAAGAAACCATTGAGCAAACTGAGAGTTATTGTACTACCACGATACGCGCATCCGTAGGTAATTATCTTGTGAGCAAATATATTCAGAATTCTACGGACGATGTTGTTATCTATTGTGGTGATATGTCGGACGAGATATTTGGCTCTTATCGCGGGTTTTTAAAGGCACCAAGTGACGCCGATTTTCAAGCCGAAAATGAGCGAATGATTCGCGATGTTCGTTTTTTTGATCTGCTTCGTTCAGATAAAAGCATAAGTGGTGCCGGTTTAGAGGCGCGCGTACCATTTGCGGATAAGACATTTTTATCGTATGTTATGCAGATTCCTGCCCGATTCAAACGATTTTATGACGGCACTGGGAGTGAAGGACGTATGGAAAAATACTTGATTCGCAAGGCATTTGAAAACGAGGGTCTACTGCCGAATGATGTTCTTTGGCGCAGAAAAGAAGCATTTAGTGATGGCGTAAGTAGTCAAAATGGTCGGACTTGGATTCAAATGATTAAGGAGTACGTTAATAGTGTCGTATCCGATTCTGAATTTAATAATAAGAATAACAGCTTATTCAAGCTTTATAACCCACCATATGATAAGGAAAGCTTTTTTTACAGACGTGTATTTGAAGCGTACTATGATGGGCGAGGGGATACAATTCCTTATTATTGGCGTCACCCATTCTGCACAGAAGTATTAGATCCAAGTGCTCGTTTGCTGGATTTTTACGTCACTGATAAAATTCAATAATCGGACGGATCGGACGGATCGGACAGATCGGATGAATAAATAGTATCCATCTAGAGTATACAATGGATACTATTAAAAAAAATGTTGAAGAAATTGCGGTAATTGTGATATCTGGTTTTCGGCGCTTATTTATGCCTTTCTTTGATAAATATTCAGGTTTTTACCAATATATCAATTATATATTTTATTTCACATACGCGATCGTCTTATTTGGAATTTACCATACTACACCAGAATCAATCCCCCTACTACGAAATACTATTTTATACATCGCAGTAATCATATTAATTTTGCGTTTTAATCAACTATCTTGGAACAATCCTAAGTTCGCAATTTTAGGCGGTAATAAATTTAGCGAATTTGATCGAAAGCTTATTTTCTCGTTATGCACCTTTATTTTATTCTCACACATTGTTAGCGAAGCTGTTGCTAATTATGCAAAAGAACACATTAACCGCACCATAACACAACCTGTTAGTAAAACGTTGATTCAGCCTATTTACCAGTATATTGATACTTCCGGTGCAGTAGATAACATACCTGCTCTTAAAAATATAGTTCAAGGTAAAAAACAAGACGATAGTACTGGTTCTGGGGCTGGTGCTGGTGTTGGTGCTGGTGTTGGTGCTGGCGGCAGCAGCAGCAGAATGACTGTCCCTGTCGATATGTCTATGTTGGCGCCGACGAATGAAATACAAACAGGTCCTACTGTTATTTCGCCGCCTCTCGAATCATTCTCATCTACATTTTCATTATTCGAATCATCATCATCACCATCATATCCAAACGTAGCTTAGTAAAATGAATAGTGGGATACAATCCGTGAGCATAAAAAATTGAATTGTTTTAATAATATATGTTATTGTTACCGATATAGAAAATCAGTTGTTTCATTCATTTCATTCATTTCATTCATTTCATATGTCGTCGCACACGAATTATTTTCAGGATCCAGATCACGATTCAGTCATTTCTGTATCACAGGCATCAGATGCGAACAAAATGCAACATAATATGGATGTCTTGATGGATGTACTTGAAAACAATAAAGAACTAATGCCCGAAGGCGACTATTTACGCGGAATGAATGCGCTTGGAACAATTCACCGCGTGAACAATAAACACGCCGTAAACAACACATCACGGTACAGAACACAAGAAGATCTTTTCGAAGATGACTATTCAAGAGACCTGATATACAACCTTGCGAACGACATACTTGGCGAACTTAGAGGAATTCGATTGTCCGATGACGAACGAATTGTCGAACCCGATGAAGAATACGCGTTAATTATACAGATTATGGAATATCGCCCAGAAGAAGGACGCCCTGGTTACGGAGTATCTCCCATCATTATGCACCACGCAATACAATTCATCTATGAACGAATAATGTCCGATATGATCGACGAATTGAAACATATTCGTCCTGTGGTTTGTGAATGTGGATGGCGCGGTGTTCAAGCAAATTGGACCCGTCATACAAAAAATCAGAGACATATCCGTTGGATCGCAAGCATAAGTACCAATACCGATGCATCGTGTGCCGGCGTCGGTGCGCCCGATTCTACGTCTGTAACAAAGAGTGACGTTGATAATTTAATTATATTTCTAGATTCATCCCCCCGCTACTATGACCATTCATTATGAACAAATAATATTATCAAAAAAATATTATTATTTATTATTTTTATTCACATTATTGCTTCATTTTTCGCGTTTTTACTCGTTTATTAGCAATAAACTCTTTTTTAAACGCAGATAAAGCGGAATCTTTATTTATATCAAACACGCGTGGTTTTATACGTCTCGACTCGCCATCACGTAATTTACGAGTTTTATTATTAGTCTGAGGCGTCGAAACATTCATATTTGGTCTATTTTCTTTAAAAAACATCTGTAAATGATATAATATATACTTGCTGATAATCTCGTCTATTTCTCTCGGATTTATTTTGCTTATTACCTTCTTCGCATCATATTTACTCGCCTTGATGTGCCGCAATAATACGTTATTCATCTCAATTGACGAAATTTGCTTATGAACTTGTCGGTTATTATTCGCAACAGTCATATACTTACCACTGGCTGTTAAACACGGCAATGATGCATAATGCTGGTCATACAGCTTACTATTAATAAACCGCGTTATTAATTGTTCAAACGGTATATATGAATGATAACTCTGTAACTTAATATAATAGACCTTTTCGTCCACCATCTTTTGATGAAGTAAGTCATCGATGAAACATATTTCTACATTTGACGATATACGCGAACATCTCAAAAAATCATTTACTGTTTTATCCATTGTTAGTCTTTGGATTCGATCTTGATCATTATTCTTGGAATATACCACATTAAAACCACCGATAATTCTATCAAAAAATAACGAATCAAATTCATTACCACTCGATGACCCGTTCATCGAACTAATATTAGAATTATACTGTACTAGTTTGTGTTCTAGATATGCGCGTATATGTTGTACCCATTTAGCAGGTCCTTGGTTATTTGTATATATCATAACTTTACTACAAACCCCACTTTCCTTTTTCTTTCGAATGTAATCTAATATTCGCACAATGCTTGTACGAAATACCTCTGGATATAAATCTATCAGCTCATTAAAATGTGTATAACCTAATGTTGCATTATTATAAAACTCGATTAATGTATCAAAAAATATTCCAAATTGAGCAAAACAACCTAATGTTTCATCTAAATCAAATACAACAACTTTAGGTTTCTTATCTGGTATAATTATCGCATTCGACGACATATTATCCCACAATTATATTATAATGATATTATTATATTCAATTATTATAGATACTGTTTGTGCGTGATATATGAATATTCATCCTGTACTACATTCAGAAAACGACATTGTTTCTGAATACGTCGATAATGATATTGATGAAGATATGAAATTAACACGCGATGATTATATCAAACTACTTCATCATTATCAACAAAATGAAAATCACCCTAAAAAACGCAATAAAAATCCCAGCACAATTAATACTCTATCATTTACGGAATTGAAGGATAAAGCACACACTATTCTAGGTCGTAAGTTCTGTACGTGTATAAGTCCTACCGATGTTCAATCTAAAAATGGACCCAAACGTAAAAATATCCTCCTCTCCAAAAAACGTATTTCCTATTGCACAAATAGTATATTTAATAATCGTGGATTAAAACGTCACGGTTTCAATTGTCGTAATCGAACTCATAAACTCACACAAACAGTTACTAAAACGCAGAAAGATTTACTATTATAGTTTTACATCTGAAACATACTCCACTGCACGTAATATCATAAGCTCTTCTTTACTTAATCTCTGAAACATCACATTCAATTCAAATTTAATCTGATATACGAAGCCCTTTACTGTTCGTATTGTGACCTGGTGTAGACCGTCATCAATATTCTGCTTTATATTAAAAATCGTTCCGCCAAGAGTCAAATATGGTTTCTGCGAGAGAGACTTTAACGGTATCCATCGAAGTAACTGTCCGTGGCGCAAATCTTGCGGTCGTTCAATAACTCTGTACATCTGTAATTTGCGAGCAAACTCTTCGTATTTTTCCAGAGGAAGGTCTAATGACGAGAGAATTTCTAGTCTTCGATCTTCTATTTCTTTAAACGTCGAATTTGCTATTGTCGCATTCTCGTTTTTAGACATTGCAGATAATATAGCATTCACATCAAGTGGAAATGTTGGTTCATCTAACACCGAACCCAGTAAATCCTCGTCTGAATCCACTGCATAATCACTATCTTGAGGTTGATATTTATTGTTGTTCCCGTTATTCGTAGTATAACTACTGTTGATATGATTTGTCTTTCTTTCTGTACCTGTCTCTGTACCTGTCTCTGTACCTGTCTCTGTCTCTGTCTCTGTGTCCGTATCCGTATCATCTTCATTATATGTATCCGACGTATCACTTTCATCACTACCCCCATCATCTAGTATACTATTACTACGTTTTCTACTACGTCGTTTCGGCTCCGGAGTTGGACGCATATACTCCAAATTAATCAAAACTGTCTTCTTTTTTGTTGTAGCTGTATTCATTGACTCCATATTTGCTTTATATAATCTAATTACTATTATTTATATTATATATTATATTCATTATTATAATTATATACATTACGCGAATATTCAGTTGTATTCATAGCCACACTGTAATTTCCCGCTAAATATAGCATTTTCATTTTTTAAATTGGATTTTCAGTAACAAATCGCAAAAACAGCCGTTTTTTACGTCCCTACCCTCCCAAAAAGGTCAAAAAACGGGTTTTAGCCCGATAACGCTCACAAAAGTGAAAAAAAGGGTCATTTTCTTATGGTCACACCCCGCAGCCGCAAAACGCGTTTTAAAAGTAAAATTGCAAAAGTCGTTTTTGGACATTTATTTTTGTCCACCAAAAATCGATCGGAAATTGTGAGCATAAGTAGCCGTTGTGTATTTTGCACTGTGACTGATTACCGTAACAAAGTCGCCGAAAGTCAAAATGCGCATTTTTGCACACTTGTTTTTGACCGTTTTTGGTCATTTTTGGGGTGTTTTAGGGCATTTTGTGACTGTAAAACCACTTTTTAAGGTGCCGTGGCTACCTACAACCCATTCTTTGGGGTAAAGGTAGCCGTCACATCTTCAAAAATGAACATCGTGCAGTGAGGATTGTAAAGGATATAAAATATAATATTTCTATAATATATCTGTATTCTTTTGTAGTTATACCTTTGATTTTTTTTTGATTTATATCTCTGGAATTTTTTTGGTTTATACCTTTGATTTTTTTGATTTATATCTCTGGAATTTTTGATTTATATCTCTGGAATTTTTGTTTTATATCTCTGGAATTTTTGTTTTATATCTCTGGAATTTTTTGGTTTATACCTTTGATTTTTTTGATTTATATCTCTGAATTTTTTTGGTTTATATCTCTCGAAACTATAATTTTAATTCTACAAAAATGTTGATTTCTAAGAACGAAACACCTATTTTATATATTTATCGTATAACTTTTAAAAATTCAAAACTATTGAATAATCAAGATGCATATATTTCAACAACAACAAACATTAACAAACAAAAGAATGAACATAAACGTGACGTTTTAGATTTTTCCAAAGATACAAAATTTTACAGGTATGTTCGAGAGAATGGCGGATGGAAAAATTGTAGGTTTGAAATTTTGGAGGTATGTACGTCTTTGAACAAAGATACAATAGCAGAAGTGTTTCAGAATTATATTTTAAAATATAAACCGTCATTAAATGAAGATAAACCAAAAGAAACAGCGCAAAATACTGTTTCAAAAGTTACGAATATTAATAAATATGTGTGTATTTGTAAAAAATCATATGCACACAAATCGAGTTATTATAAGCATACAAATACGTGTTTATCATTTCAACATCATAAAGCTCATAAACACGAAGATAATCACACATTAAATGAACTATGTGGTAATACAGAGTCACCTACCAATACAATGAACGATGATGACTATGATTTATCGTCGACATTACCGACATTTCCATCTTATTCATTAAATGGACCTGAATATAACACAACCAATACAAATAAGAACAACGCACCGAAGGTAAACACTAGAAAGAGTGTATTTTCAAAGGATAAGATTATGTTAGACGAATATGAGTGTGAAGACAATGATCCAACCAAACTTTTAATAGAACAAAATGAAAAAATAAAAGAATATATCCGGCAAGTTATAACAGTGGTTACAAAACATAAAAAACGAAGCGAAAAATCTCTCGTAAATTCTCTTGTATTTGAATTATTGGATCAAAATAAAACCTTGCAAAAGCAAATTATAGAACTAAGTAAGGAGCGAAATATTGTTGTGAATAATACGAATAATAATCAATTCAATTTGAATTTTTTTCTGAATGAACAATGCAAGGATGCGATCAATATGACTGACTTTGTGAATTCTCTCGAGATCACACTCGATGATTTGACGTATACACGTAATCAAGGACTAGTAGAAGGTATAAGTAAGGTTATGATAGATGGTCTTAAACAAATGGATCTATATAAGAGACCTATACACTGTACAGACCAAAAAAGAGATACGATTTATATTAAAGATAATCATACGTGGGCGAGAGATGAGGGTAATATTCGATTAAAGAAAGCATTTGTCGATATTGCTAATAAGGAATATTTCGCTATAAAAATGTGGATGGATTCGAATCCTGAATGGGAGAGTAATAGTACTCTTCAAGATTTTCATCACAAAATGGTAAAAAATGTATTGCACGAAATAAAAGACGACCCGATAGGCGAAAGAAAAATATTAAAAAATATAGAGCGAGAGACATTTATTGAGAAATAAAAGCGGTTATCCTATATATAATGTTGGCGTTACTTTACATTTTTTACCATTTTCAGAATCACAGTTTAATAATGACGTATTTGGCTTGTATCCTTTCATACGAAGCAAATTTACTAGTTTACTCTTATTAGAATATCCCTTAATCTTCAAGGGTTTAAATTTTGAACCATACACTACATAACAACGTGATTCTAACGGCAACACCATTTTTATAATTGGAATAATTTGAATAATTTGATAATATAATAGTGATTGATATATTATATTATAGTTAGTATAAAGTTAGTTGTGTACGGTAATAAAATTAAAACTTTGTACCGATAACCTCGTTAGCAGCCATAGGTTCGAACGACATCATTCCACCAGGCATAGCTGCGCCGACATTTTGAGCGTATGTGCTATTGAAATTTTGGGTTTGCTGAGATGATGCCTGTGAGAGACCATAATCCGCTGTGCCTGTATTACGATTTGTGGATGTTAAAACTGGATTAGGAGGTCCCATACCAGAAGGCATACCTGCAGCGTAAGGCTGAGATAATGGCTGTGTTACTCTAACAGCACCAGCGCCACCGGAATTACCGGCAGATGATGAACCGACGGCGCCGTTATAACTGCTTTCTCCACCGAGAAGCTCGACAGCGCGTTCAACCAAAATCTGAACTTTCTCGCCTAACTTAGTCTTAATACTAAGAAGAATCATTAATATGCCTAAAATTATATTTGTAAAGTTGAATTCGCTATAGCGATACCCGGAATAAGTTGGAATGTATGTGATAATTCTATGGACGAAATAAATGAAGATGAACATGTACAATATTTGACCGATAATTTCTGCTAAAATAAGTAATGTTCCCTTGTGATCATCTGGTTCAGGAACATAGGTTCTAACCAGATATAACATTAATATAATAGGTACAAAACCGATCAATGTATATTGAATTATATTCAAGAGAACGCCTTGCTGCTGCTCATCTAACCGGAAGACGTGGTCGATAAAGCTACTTCCTCTTTTAGAACTTTCTTTCACAGTTTCTTCGAATGCTTCCATTTGAACAATATTATATATATAGTTGTGAATATTATTATGTTTTCAATTATTCTATTTTCGAAACTAATTAAATAGATTTGATTATAAAATGCATAACAATACATTGTGTTTATTATGTTGAAACGGTTTGCGAAACAGAATAGTATTCCTCAATACAAAGAATGCGGCGACGGAATCAAGTCGTACGATAATAAAGAACCACACGAAGAATACCAATACTTAAATCTGATAAATGATATTATTGTGACGAATCAAATCGTAGAAGGGCGAAACGGATTGACGCTGTCTATATTTGGAAGTGGTATGGTATTCTCATTAGAGAATGGTATAATTCCTATATTAACCACGAAACAACTTGCTTGGAAAACGTGTCTTAAAGAGCTATTATGGTTTATACGAGGTAAAACGGATAATCAACTGCTTCAAGATGTTGGAGTTCATATATGGGATGATAATGCATCGAGAGAATTCCTACAGTCTCGCGGATTAGATCATTATCGAGACGGTGATTTGGGTCCGGTTTATGGACATCAGTGGCGCTATTTTAATGCTAAATATTCGAGCTGTGACGCTGATTATTCCGGTAAAGGTGTGGATCAATTAGCATATATCATTAAATGTTTGAAAGATCCCAAAGAACGAAATTCAAGACGTCTTATTATGTCTGCTTGGAATCCGAGTCAATTAGATGAAATGGCGTTGCCGCCATGTCACGTATTAGCGCAGTTTAATGTGTCGAATACAAATCAATTATCATGTGCATTATATCAGCGTAGTGGAGATGTTGGTTTAGGCGTACCATTTAATATTGCATCTTATAGTTTTTTAACACATCTATTGGCGAAACACTGTGGTCTTGTAGCATATGAATTTGTATATCATTTAGGAAATGCGCATATTTACGATGACCACGTAAACATATTGAAACAACAATTATTACTCACACCGTACGAATTTCCTAGATTGGAGATTCAATCATTGAAAGAAGACATAAATATGTACGAATTGTCTGATTTTAAGTTATTGGAGTATAAAAGTCATCCGCAATTAAAAATGCAAATGCGAAAATAATATAGAAATAATGTGTTTATACACATTATAATATTTGTTAAAAGTTTAGGAATAAGAAGAAGATATGAGTGGTACTGCAGCTTTATCTGCGGCTAGAAAGCGTAGAGCTACGACAACTCCGACCCCAATGAATTCTATGAATACTGGAAATCAGAGTCAATATTATAGTTCTGGAGGTGGTGTTGCGAATAATTCGCGTCAATCGATGCCGCAATCAGGTACATCGGTGGTAGGAGGTGTAGTACCAGGTGCGAATGTTACAATCGCGCCGCCGCCGAATATGTCTATACACGAGAATATTGCACTTATTCGAGCGCAGATGGCGCAACGGCAGAATATTATAACGACGCAGGGAAGAACAATGCCGCCGGAAAGACTAAAAATGTTACAAAGTCAACAAGAAGTTCAAAACAAGATATTACTGCAAAAAATAGAACTAGCGAGGGTGATGGAAGCTGAGGAATTGAATCAGGCGGATTCGGAAGGTCCACATTTTCCGACACAAACGTATAATGCGAAGTCTGCACCAGCCACACAGACCACCACATCAAAGAGTCCGGCGACTACCAGCGGATCAAATCGAGTCGAGCCAAAGTTTATATTGGAAAAGGGTGTTCCGAGAATAAATCCTAAATATGTTGAACCGTCTGTGAGTAATACAGGATCTAGTATCAGTCAGTCGAAGGCACAACAACCAGCTGCATTGAATTATAAAAATGAGCAACAACAACAACAGTTGTACTCAAAAGCAACAATGCCTACTGCGACACTTACACCATTTGTGAGTATGATTAGTAGCAATGGTGCTATACCACCTCCAATAGTGATATTAAAAAGTCACGACGAGAAGATTGGAGAACACGATGCAGTATTAAATGATTTATCAAATAGAATGAATTATATGAATAGCCGAATTGACCAGCTAAACGTTAGTTCGAGTATAACGGTGCAGCGTGCATCAGAACACAATAGCAGCACTGATAGTGGAAAACAAACGAATAACAAGGAAGTTGCCGAGAATGGTCAAGAGGGAGAGGGAGAGGGCGAAGGAGAAGGAGAAGGAGAACCCGTATTACTGATGGAGGAAGTAATTGAAGATTTACTGAATAGTCGAGAATTTATGCACGGAGTTGTGGATAAAATAATGAATGAGACAAATCTAGCAGATGTTATCTATAAGGTTGAACCGATTATAAAAGAGAATCAAGAGTTACGATCGTTGATTCATTCTCAGCAAGAAATGTTGAATAAGATGAATACATTGTTACTCACATTTATGAATGATTATGAACGAACAAAACAAGAACATAACAGTGACCATAGTAATGGAAATGTAGCTAGTGAGAGCAATGTTGACTCTAATGAATATGCGAATGATGAAGGTAATTTTGATTCTAATGGATTATGTGATGATTTTAATGGCGATGAGTCGATGATATATGATGATAATTATGGTAACGAATCAAATGTAGAGTGTGAAACGTTAACTATTGTAAGTGATAGTATAACACAAGAAGACGTAAGTGTTCATTATGAAACCGTTGAAGATGTGAATGAACAAGCAGATGCAAGCGCCGAGGTAGAGGCAAGCGCCGAGGTAGAGGCAAGTGCCGAAGTAGAGGCGGAAGCAAGCACAGAGGTGGAAGTAGCGGAGGAAAATGATCAACCTCAGCCAGATACGCAAGAAAGCAACGAACAAACCCATATAGATACAGAAGAGTATGAAGAAGATTCTGCTCCAAGTTTCCCTGATATGAATAGGGTTAAGCTTCTAGTTAGTGAGATCGTAGTCGCAGAGGAGTGAAACCGTAGTCGACCCGCGAATTATAACATTATGATGTATTCTGCATACATCATAATATTTGAAAAAGATTTAAGTATAATATTCTAAATATTAGTATGTATTCATAATAAAAATGTTAATTATTTCTATATTTGTATTCTGTTTAGTATTATTTCTTTATATTCACGTATATTTTCATTTAAAACAAAGCAATGATTTAGAAGTTTACGAGATTGATCAGCCATCGAAGCAGCGCCTTGAAGAAGTATGTGATATACGACAACCAACAACATTTTATTATTGTAACGATCAACTATTGTATTTAGCATCATATAACTCAATATATAGTAATTATCGTGCATTTGATATTCAGATCCGAGATATTTCAAATTCTATATCATATTTAAACGATAGTCAAATCACAACCGATGTGAATGAATTATATATCCCCATCGCATTAAAGGTTGCGAATGAAGTTTTTAAAAATGATAAAGAATCCAAATATTTAAGCGAAAATAATGCTGAATTCATAGAAGAAACCGGCGTATTAAAACTGTTTCAAGTTAATGACGAATTTCTCAGACCATATATGGTTTCGAATTGTTTCTACGATTTTATGATAGCATCCGCGGGAACACATACACCTCTTCGATATGAGTTAAATTATCGAAATTACTTTTTAGTAACACAAGGTAGAGTTACGATAAGGTTAATACCGCCAAAGTATAGTAAGTATTTGTTTCCGGTGAATGATTATGAGAATTTCGAGTTTATATCACCGGTTAATCCGTGGAAAGTGCAACAAGATTATCAGAATGAATTTGATAAATTAAAGACACTAGATGTTGAACTCACAAGTGGAATGATGCTATATATACCAGCATATTGGTGGTATAGTATAAAGTTTATGGAACCATCTACAAGTGTATGCTCATTTAAATATAGAACATATATGAGCTCGATATCGATTTTACCAAAACTGTGTATGAAAATACTACAGAATCATAATATAAAACGTGAAACAATAAAAAAGCACACATTTATTCCTACTCCAGGTGAAACGGTTATGAAGACTGATAAAGATGATGCAATTCGTGGACCAGAAAAAACACCTCATACATATGAGACAAATGATGGAACAACAGAGATTTCAACATTAAATTATGCACATCAGACCGAAATACCAAAATACGGTGATCAACTACTACCGTCCTCGCTTAGAAGCACAAGTAATCCATTCTCATTAGCAACTATTAGTGAAAATGGACCGAATAATATTGGGTTAAATGATAATGACCGAGAGAATGTGAATACAATATCTGCAGCACTATCGTCACAGAATACATTAGTCGGAAATGCGATCAATGCATCAAACAGTGAACTTAAAACAATAACATCTGAAGTAATTTTAACAAACGATGCGATACAACCTACACCCGTAAAATCAGAGTAATGAAATCACATATTCTCTATAATATTTCTTAATCGTTCTTTCACGTCAGTTATTGATATCGAAATGGGTTGTAAGATATCTTGGAAAATACTTTTAATTCTACTATTTGGAATGAGATCTATAACTATATCTGTAACATAACCTCTACTATTGAAAAAATAAGACGGAAACTTATAATAATAATAGTTAAATTTACCATACGTATATAATGTGATAAACATTATTCCAAGCGACCATACATCGTGATGTTTTTTCATTGTTAGCCATTTATATTTATCGTTATTATCATAATCGTAATTGTTACAAAATTCTGGATGACAATATGGAGTTGTTCCGCCGGTACCAACAGAAACCTCGTTCGTGCCTGATAACCCATAATCAATTAAAAATATTTCGAACGTTTTATAGTTACTATACATATTGAAATCAGCTGATTTCTTTATTAATATATTATCTGGTTTAATATCGCCGTGAACAATATTTTTTAAATGCAGTTGCTCAATAAGACAAACACACTTGAAAAATAATATTATAACAAATCTATCACGTATGTCGTATATACTTATGAATTGATTATATGTGATGTTTTCCCTTACCCAATCATATAACGTATCAGATTGTGCGATATACGGTTGTACACTAAATGATATATTATGTGTTTTATATATTTGTACTAGATGTTCGGAATATGTATTGCACGTATGAGTGATATCTGATCGAGTATCTGCAGATAAACTCCTATTTTCTGAAACATTTGAGTTCGGAGTTTTGTTTTCATCTTCTGTTTTCTTTTTTGGCTCTTTATTGATATATGTGAAAAATGGTATAATAATATTGAAGTTTGAATACGGACCCTTATTCATCACACGTTTCTCAGAATAAAAACTTACTGGAGAGTCATCAATTCGAATAATAAAATTTTCATAATGATATACACCTAGATGGAAATTGGAGCAATTAGTGAAATATTTTTTCTTTTTATCGAATAATGATTCGTGCATATTATTCGCGATAATAACGTACAATAAACGCATCTTTGTTTTAAATATATCGTGGTTTTGTTCTGTGATATATTTATTTGTTTCGCAGCAGTTTCTTAGTTCATTTTCAAATACTTCATCAAGCTGTACTTGTTCAATATTTATTTTACGAATAATTAGTTCTCTATTTAACCTGGCTATAGTATTATCTGTGTTGTGTATATCTAATGGTAATTGAAAATAATTAATAGTATATTTATTATGTGAGTGTTCTTGTTTTAAAACCATTTTCATATTTGCACCAGTTTCCGTGTCTCTGTCTTTATCAGTATCAGTATCAGTATCAGTATCTGTCGTATCAGTCTCTGTTGTATCACTATAATTTGAATCGCCATACGCGCAATCCTTGTTACTGTTATATTCTTCTATATTCTGACCACTGGGCATTTGTCCTTCGGCTGACGATTTCACTTTATTATCTATAGTGCTCGCGGTAGTAGATATATGATTATTTGCGACTCGTCTATTGTTTCGATATTTAAACCAATTCATATATTTAAGTTTACCTAGTTTTGATTTAATATCTTGGAAAATTGAAGTCATATAATACGCTATTATTATATGATATTATCTATTTATGTTTTGTAAATTATTGTCTATAACTTTATTAGATATTATTGTTACCAAAGGTACTTTCTTGGCAATATGTAACATATAAAAATCCGTCTTTATTTTTATGTTCATCATATAATGGTCCGATAACAGTTGTGATTGGAAATATTTTATTATTTACGAACATAAACAATGCCTTTTCTGCAGGGAATTTAATTCGTTTACGAATAATTTGTTGTAATTGCATCAACGTTAACTCTCTTGGCGTAATATATTTTGATTTATCAATCGGATATTGACCTCTGTCGGATTGTGATGGTTGAATAATAATAGGGACACGATCCGGATATTTCTCCAATATAAGTTGTGATTTTTTCAGTTTGTCGATGTAGTCATTTGATGCAATATTCGCATCAGACGTATTAGTTGTTGCTGCAGGTTTGGTGGAGTACTGTTGTGAAAGCGTTGTATTAATTACTGTATTATTTTCAGTTGTGAATATAGATGGTGTAACAGAAGAAAACGACGCAGAAGGAATATTGTTCATAGTAATAGTAATAGTAATAGTAATAGTAATAGTAATAATATATATTATAGTAATTAAATATATTTATATTGATAAAAATTGATTAGTATAAACGATTTATCAAATAAAATAACGAAAGATAGGAACTATACAAAATCGAATATCATATTATATTAACTTGATTATTAAATGGAACATCTGTATGATCTGTCTGCTGAAAAAAATGACTCCGATAAAAAACGGATAATAACTACATCAGGCGCATTAAGTATAAAAAATTTTATGACTAAAATACCTCAAAATAAGGAGTCAACTACTAAAAGTATCACAATAACAGATGTAAAAGAATATGAATCACACAATGAAGCACAAAACACAGGAGTGGACACAGGAGTGGACACAGGAGTGGACACAGGAGTGGACACAGGAGTGGAAACAGGACCAGATACTACCTCAGATTCAGATACAGAAACCAGAATTATAAATAATACGTGTATATCTTCGAATCTAGAAATGTCGCCAGAACAAGAGCTAGCATTCACTAAATACAAGTTAGGTGAAAATGTATTTATAACAGGACCGGGCGGTACTGGTAAATCCGCATTGATACGCGAGATATATGGTTATGCGCAGCAAAAAGGACATAATATACAAGTATGCGCATTAACCGGGTGCGCTGCGATAATGCTTGGTTGTAAAGCAAAAACAATACATTCGTGGGCTGGCGTTGGATTAGCGAACGGAGATATAGATAAAATAGTTGAACGTGTGAATAAGAATTTCTTTAAAAAGAAGGAATGGCGAAAAACGCGAACATTAATCATAGATGAGGTGAGTATGATGTCGAAGCGCTTATTTGAAATTTTGGATATGGTAGGTAGAACTGTTCGAAATTGTGCATCAAAGCCGTTTGGTGGTATTCAGCTTATATTTTGCGGAGACTTTTATCAATTACCACCAGTTGGTATAAATACAGAAGATCCAGATAACTCAAAATTCTGTTTTGAGAGTGAACGTTGGTTTACTACATTCTCAAAGACGAATCATATTCAACTAAAACGTATATTTCGTCAGAATGATCCGATATATTGTGAAGTATTAAATCAAGTGCGCGAAGGGAGAATAAAGCGAAAAACAGATGAAATATTGAGAAGTCGCGTAGGTGTGGTATTACCTGAATTTGCAAGCGATGGTACACCTCAGACAAAACCGACAATATTGTATCCGACCCGTAGTCGCGTAGATGAGATAAACCGTGAAGAGATGGAGAAATTGTCGTTACATAATGAAGAATCACGAGAAACGTATACGTATAAATTAAAATACCTTACTGATATCCCAATAACCGAAAAAGAACGACAATATAGGGAATCACAAACACCTGATAGAATTAAAATGGAACTGGATATGTTGAAGAATAGTATATTATGTGACGAAAATGTGCAATTAAAGGTAGGCGCCCAAGTAATGTGTATTATTAATATGGAGGAGGCTGTGACTACGGCAAATACACCGATATGTAATGGTAGTCAAGGAATAATTATTAGAATGTCTGAAATGAATCCGCGTTTACCTGTAGTTCGCTTTAATAATGGTTTGGAAATGACTATTAATTATCATACGTGGCTTAGTGATAATATACCTGGAATTGGTGTATCACAATTACCGTTAATTTTGTCGTGGGCGATCACAATACATAAGAGTCAAGGTGCGTCGCTGGAACGGTGTATAATAGATATTGGTGATGCAGTATTTGAATCAGGACAAAGTTATGTCGCCCTATCTAGAATTATATCACTAGAAGGTGTAAGTATTAAAAGTTATGATGTTCAAAAAATTTACGTGAATAAAAAAGTTAGAGAATTTTACGAGACTCTGAAATAATTATGTACCATATCTAAATTGATCACGTATTTAGATTAGTAATATTTTTATTGTATTATTATATATATAATACAATAGTACAATGGCGAACCGTCGTTCGGTAGTAAAGCAAAAAAAAGCCAAAAACAAAACTAAAAGAATAATCCAGAGAGGTGGGTTACCACCAAAAGTCATATTATTGGATACTTTAGAAGGACACGTCAAGGCTGTTTCATCTGTTGCGTTTCACCCTACGGAGCCTCTTATGGCGACAGGCAGCCAAGACAAGACCGTAAAGTTGTGGCGATTATCCTCAGATAAAAAGTCAGCAACTTGTGTGGCTACTCTAAAAGGACACAATGGCTTTGTTCGCGCTGTTGCGTTTCACCCTACTGCGCCGCTTCTGGCTACCAGCAGCAGCGACCAGACTGCTAGATTGTGGATGCTGTCCAGCGACAACTCGTCTGCGACTTGTGTGGCTACTCTGAAGGGGGGACATAATGACTCTGTTGGCTCTGTGGCGTTTCACCCAACTGCACCGCTTCTGGCTACCGGCAGTCACGACAACACCGTGAGACTATGGATGCTGTCCTCAGACAACTCATCTGCGACTTGTGTGGCTACTCTAGAAGGACACACAGGCTTTGTTCGCTCTGTCGCGTTTCACCCAACTGCGCCACTTTTGGCGTCAGGCAGCGCCGACCATACCACGAGATTGTGGCTGCTGTCGCCCGATAACACGTCTGCTACTTGTGTTGCTACTTTGAACGGGCACAGTGACTATGTTAACTGTGTAGCGTTTCACCCAACCGCGCCGCTTCTGGCGACATGCAGCAGCGACAATACCGCAAAATTGTGGCGGATGTCTTCCGACAACTCGTCGGCGACTTGTGTGGCTACTCTGACTGGGCACAGAGATGCTGTTCGCTGTCTCGCGTTTCACCCTGAATTTCCGTTTCTGGCTACCGGAAGCTGGGACCAAACCGCTAGATTGTGGATGCTCTCCAGCTACAACTCGTCTGCGACTTGTGTGGCTACTCTGGAGGGGCACCGCAGTGGTCTTTACTCTCTCGCGTTCCACCCTACGGCGCCGCTTCTGGCTACCGGCAGCAGCGACACGACAGTGAGATTATGGGATATGAAACAGTTCACACCAAGTTCACTAAGACGGATGGCTTTGGCGACTAAGTCTAGAATGACTCAAACACTTGCAAGGCGACTAACCGAACATCCTACACATTCGGCATCTGACGGACAACTAACTAAGAATTTTTTAAATAAATCAAAAGAAGATGTAAACACACGATTAGGAAATGTTCCTGTTGATAGTACAAGATTCTTTAAATTACACAATATGTTAAAACATTTCAATTCAATGAGTCGTCAATCGGATAGTAAAGTAACAAAGAAAAAACAACCGAAACTGCTGAAAGGCGGACCAGCATCTGCAGCATCTGCAGCATCCGACGGTGAATACACAGATTACGATGATGATGAGTTATTTGATTCAGACAATAAATAATGATTGGTTAATAAGCAATCAACAGACAAGTAGAAAATGGGTAGACGAGTGATGAGCCTTAGGATATTAAATAATGAATATTTATTGTATTATTATATATATATAATACAATGGCGAACCGTCGTTCGGTAGTAAAGCAAAAAAAAGCCAAAAACAAAACTAAAAGAATAATCCAGAGAGGTGGGTTACCACCGAAAGTCATATTATTGGATACTTTAGAAGGACACGTCAAGGCTGTTTCATCTGTTGCGTTTCACCCTACGGAGCCGCTTATGGCGACAGGCAGCCAAGACAATACCGTAAAGTTGTGGCGATTATCCTCAGATAAAAAGTCAGCAACTTGTGTGGCTACTCTGAAGGGGCACGGCGATATTGTTTCCTCTGTGGCGTTTCATCCTATAGCGCCTCTTCTGGCGAGCAGCAGCAACGATAACACCGTGAAACTATGGCTATTGTCTCCCGACAACTCGTCAGCGACTTGTGTGGCTACTCTGAAGGGGCACGGCGATATTGTTACCTCTGTGGCGTTTCACCCTACAGCGCCGCTTCTGGCTACAGGCAGCGACGACGACACCGTGAAATTGTGGATGCTGTCTCCCGACAACTCATTTGCAACTTGTGTGGCTACTCTGGAGGGGCACACAGGAGGTGTGAACTGTGTGATGTTTCATCCTACAGCGCCGCTTATGGCTACAGGCAGCAGCGACAAGACCGTGAAATTGTGGATGCTGTCTCCCGACAACTCGTCCGCGACTTGTGTGGATACTCTAGAGGGTCACGACAAATTTGTTACCTCTGTGGCGTTTCACCCTACAGCGCCGCTTCTGGTGACCGGCAGCAACGACAAGACCGCGAAACTATGGCTGTTGCCCCCCGACAACTCATCGGCAACTTGTGTGACTACACTCACGGGGCACCGCAATGCGGTTAATTCTGTGGCGTTTCACCCTACAGAGCCGTTTCTGGTTACATGCAGTACCGACAAGACTGCGAAATTGTGGCTGTGTAGACAGCTGTCCTCGGATAAATACTCAGTGACTTGCGTGGATACTATGGAAGGGCACAAACACCGTGTGAACTCTGTGGCGATTCACCCTACGGCGCAATTTCTAGCAACCGGAAGCGACGATAAGACCGTTAAATTATGGGATCTAAAACAATTCATCACACAATCACTACGAAGGTTAGCTTTAATTAAATCGTCTGGAGTGACTAATACACTTGCAAGGCGACTAATTAGTGATCCAACCATTCCTCAGTTTGTGACGCCATATTCAGGAACTAACCCATTGTTAAATAGATCTGTATTTTATGTGAACAGACGATTAGGAAATTTATCTGATTCTGATTTTGACGCAATCAGACGAACAGGAAGAGTACCGGTTGATCCTAGACAATTTGCAAGAATGCACAATATTTTAAATTTCGTGAGACAGAAAACAAAAAAACAATCGAAACTGCTGAAAGGCGGACCAGCATCCGCAGCATCCGCAGCATCCGCAGCATCCGAAGATACAGAAGAAGATTTTGATGATGATGAGTTAGTAGATAAATGATTATTATCAGAAAAGGTGTAATACTTGCGACCGGACACAACGACAGTACTACAAAATTGTGGAATTGTGACCCGTTAATAACAAAGGTCATAAAAATGTTAAAAAAAATGCGGGTTTTACATAAATCCGCTACAATGACTAAATTACTGGTTAGAAAACTTGTTCAGAAACCAGGACAGGAGCTTGTTTATCATTCGCGATTTATTCCACCAAAAATATTAAACAGAATAAAAAGCAGTATTTCTCATCGTGATATAGGAAATGCATTTACTCGTGAGCAATATCTTACATTGAATGCTAAGTTAGACTTGCCCTTACCCCGAAATACCCGTGTAAAGATGATTGGGAATGATCCTGTTGCGGATAAGTCTGTTGAGGATAAGTCTGTTGAGGATGAGAATGATAGTAGTACGTCTGAAGATTAGTGAAATGAATAAGAAACTGTAGACATCTACTAGATAAAATCTTAAATATTATGAATTGATTTTTTTTACAATGATGATTTTTTAAAAAAAATGATGATATTGTAAAAACGATGTAGAATGTAAAAAATTGAAATGAATTTTAATACTTTTATTTACATCAGTCACAACAACAAGAGAAAGAATACAATGTCCGCAATCCAGAATATCGCCGCCGCCGCCGTCGTGAGTGAAGTTTCAGTTCAACGCAAATCAATCATCATCGAGCGTCTTTGCGCTCTCTTTGGAAAATCGTACGATGAGATCATCAATGCGATTCAAGATGAGATGACTGCGATGGATCTTGAACTACAACAATGGAAACTTCAGGTAAGTGAAGAACCCCAAAACCGCGCAAAACCAGAAACAAAACAAAAAGCCAAAAAAGAACCAGCCAAGCCTCGTGCGAAGAAAGGTACCGCCGCCGCCGCCGCCGCCGCCGCCGAATCTAATGAAGCCGTTGTTACTGTTACTACTGTCGATGAAGCAATTGTATCCGAAGAGGTTGCGATGCCTGTTGTTTTGGATGAAAAGAAGACAAAAGCGCCAGCCAAACCTCGTGCGAAGAAATCAACTGACGAAGCCGTCGCTACTGATGATCTTGAAGCAAAACCCAAAAAAGCGCCAGCCAAACCTCGTGCGAAGAAATCAACGAACGACACCGCTGCCGCTGCTGCAGTGATCCAATCTTCAGAAGAAAAATCAGACGTTGTTGTTGCTGATGAATCAGCTACTGACTCTACTAACGCAAAATCCAAAAAAGCGCCCGCCAAACCACGTGCGAAGAAAACCGAATCTGCAGCCACCGCTGACGCAGAATCAACTTCTCAAGCAAAATCCAAAAAAGCGCCAGCCAAACCACGTGCGAAGAAAACTGAAGAAGTTGTTGTTGAAGCTGCAGCAGCTGTTGTCTCGAGTGCGACTGCGACTGCTACTACTGTTGCGCCAACTCCAAGCATCACCGATATCATCACTGCATCGATTGAGAGTGGTGCATCAAGTCAAGAAGACGAAGAGATTGAGGAAGTTGAGGTGGAGGTGATTGAATTTGTACACGAAGGCGTGCAGTATCTTCGCGGAAAAATCGACAACAAGATCTACGATCCTGAAACAAGTGAAATTGTCGGGGTTTGGAACGAAGAAACCAGCAGTATCGATGAATACAAAGAGGAAGACGACGAGTAAATCGACAATCGGTGTGTTATTATAAAAAGTGATGTGAGTATGTTAGGTAAGATGTTCATTAATGGTTATTGATTATGTTTGTGAACGATGTTGATTTGATTGTTTTTTTTTACATAATGGTATTATTATTATTATTTACACCTAAAATAATAACTCTAAAAGCATTTCATAATATAATAAAAAAAATTGATAAAAGATATGATGTTATACAATACAACATATCTTTGGATTGTGTATAGAATGTCTACGATTGAATCATTGAATAATGTGGACGAAATAACAAAAATGATGAATGACGCAATAAAAAAAGGTGCGAACAAAATAAAGGAGAAACGAAAGCGTGCATCGAACAAGTCGTCAGAAAACCAGAGTGAAGTTATACAGATGTGTATTCCTTCTTCCGGAGGAGGAACAAATGATGAATCGGCTACGAGCTTCAAAATGAATACATCAACAAGTATTGAAGTAGAAACGATAAAGATATGTAAAGGAGAGAAGAGAAAAGGAGGAAGATGTAGTAGGAAGGCGAAGAAAGGAGAGTATTGCGAGATACATACGACGGAAAGAAAAGAGATAGAAAG